CATGTGCGTGTATGTGTGTGCAAGTATGGGATTAGGTGAGGGGATTGTCCTGCCTCTCTCTCAGTCAGTTAGCGTCCCTAACTTCAACCTTTGCTTCAACTAGATGCTGTAACCTGCTGATTCTTAGCTACTTGTGGCAGTACAAAAGCCAAAAACCTACGCGCAAACTGCAAGTGCATTATGGGGGCGGGGTTACGCAAGCGGTTTTGGTGCGTGTATGCGTGTGTGTACATATATATATAATCCCCCAGATCTGTATTTCTCCCCAAAAAAAGAAGACGGGAGGCGTTTTGGCGAGAGAAGGGATATATATGTTTCTACTTTTATGTATGCTAAGATGCTGTGCTACAGACTAATAGGTCACCTTACTTAAAATCTACTTTATCGCTTGACTTTGTAAAAAAAAAGCTGTAACTTTGCCTACATTGTTAGTGAAGTGACACAATAAGTTGTTTTAAATGCTACATTGGTAAATTTATGAGTGCGTATGCACTTTAAAATAATCCCACGTCAATCAAACCATACGAGCTGTAAAGGCACAAGGACTGTCATGATAGTAAAGAAGAAGAATACCTATGAGATCCGCAGCAAGAAGGGTAAGCTGTTGGGGAGGTTCTTATCTGAGGAGGCAGCTAAGAGGCGCTTGCGACAGATTGAATTCTTTAAGAATAAAAAATAGTATATTTGCTGCATGGGAGTACTCACTGTAACAATTAAAGAAGAGGTTACGCTAAACGGCGTGGATCAAGGGGCTACTAATACGCTTTCTATTGCTAGTGTTACACAGTCTTTCAAGAGGATCGTCACTTTACCTGCTGACGGGGGTAGCACAGCTACTCAAACTACGATAGCCAACTTCAGAACTGACGTTACTGTAGCGGACAGCGCTTTAGATGACGACGATGTGAAGTATGTTAGAGTAACAAACCTAGAGAGTACGAACTCTGTGACTCTTTCTCTACAGCTTGCAGCAAACGGTGATGCTGCCGCTAGTACTCAAGCTACAGTATTGTTAGAAGCTGGCAAGAGCTTTATGCTAGGTAAGGCTGTAGGGATCGCAGCGGTGGATGATGACGCTGCTACTGCTACTGCGATAGGTAGCTTGGTAGATCTTGAGAGCATCATCGCTATTAACGATCAGGATTCTGCTACAGCACAACTAGAAGTATTTATAGCTAGCTAATAAACCAATAAGAAATGAGGTATTTAAAGAAAGACAATAAAGCCGCTTTGTATGACATGCTTATGAAAGGTGGTATGATGCCACGTAAGTATGAGAACGGAGGTCCTGTTGGTAGCGCTTCTTCTGATAAGAAATTTAGAGTCATCCCAGAGAAGTCACCCACAGGTCAGACTGAACTTGCTTACTATATCGACGGCAGACCAGTGGAATCCAAGGAATTTCAGCAACAGTTTTACGATGTTGGAAATAAACCACAGGATCTCAACCAATTAATCGAGAACTCTGTGATTGCTTCCAAGCAAGGAATAGGTGCAGAAAGCGGAATACCAAGCGGATCACCACTGGAAGGCTTGCTGAAGCAGTACAGAGACTCTCTCAAGGAACGTAATGTATACAGGGAGAAGGGTGCGGCTGGCGTAGACTCACTCTACAACGCTAGAAGCGAGAACTACGACCGCATGATTCGCCAGATGGGAGGCTAATTACTGTCCGTACATCTGAATAAACCCGCTACCCTCGTGAGTAGCGACCAACTCCCCAGTGCTGTTGTAGCGCAAAAGGTATACGTCAGTCTGATTTCCTAGCAGATCGTAGAAGTATATGCGTTTTGCCTCGTCCCTATTAAAAGGGTCCTGGTAAATACGCAGGTGGCTACGCTCTGAAGCGTACTCTATTGTCTTAGCTCCAAACTCGTTGTACACATCGCAGCTGTACAAAAAGGAATCGAAGTCTCCATTTTGGAAGAACACCTGAGAGAACAAGTTGGTGGTAGCCAGTAAGGCAAAGATTAAGATTGAATTTCTCATAGCAAATAACTGATTTAAATTGTTTCGTAACTTGGGTTTGCTGATCTCAATGTAGGGGGAAAAAACATTACCTCCAAATTTTTTACATAACTTTGCTATATTCAATCAGAGATTGAAGAAATATTACCACAACCCCAGGATTAAGAGAATTGATCCTTCTTGGATTGCAAATCGAAATGCAGTTAAGCAAAAACCTATCACTGAAAGAGGTCGTGAAGTCAAACACGGCCACTCGCCTTGGGATTAATAACACCCCAGAAGACTGGGAGATTAAAAACCTCACGGCCATAGCGGAGAAAGTATTCCAACCTATCCGCGATCACTTCGGCGTACCGATTGCCGTGAGCTCTGGATACAGAGGAAAACAACTAAACAAAGCCATAGGGGGGAGCAAGTACTCTCAGCATATGGTAGGGGAGGCGCTCGACCTGGATGCAGATGTGTTTGGGCGCATCACGAATGCAGATATATTTAACTTCGTGAAAGACAACCTGATCTGGGATCAGATGATCTGGGAGTTCGGGGATGACGACGAGCCTAACTGGGTGCATATATCTTATAAGTCCATAGGCCAGAATCGCAAACAGATTAAGCGAGCCCGAAGAGACGAAAAGAACAGAATTTATTACACAGCAGAGAATGCCTAAGAACGTAAACGATTTATCACCTGAGACACACAAGGTGAGCCGCCCAGGGGTGCATGCTAAGACGAAGACTTCTAGCAACAAAAAGAGCAAAAACTACAAGAAATCGTATCGCGGACAAGGAAGATAGGATTGCGTATATTCGCCGTCCTAAATTTTTTATTATGCGCGAAAAAGAAGAAGACTTCAACGTAGATTTCCTGGATTCAGAAAGAGTAAAAGCGACCGAAGAAAAGGTCAAGAGTGGTAAGATAGTGTGTGATATCCACGCACCAGAAGGCTGCGAAAACTGTAGCGGATAAAATAGTTATCTTTGTTGTATGAAGTACTATATAACTACTACATCAGAGGCAGAACAGATTAGCCGCGACAAAGCCATAGAGAAAGGATGTGGCCCTGTAACTAAATACTGGTGGGGATGGATTGTTGACGACAGAGATGCTGATCAGTCCGCACTGTGTTTTCAGGACGATGAGTCTGTGAGCTACAGTACAGTAGATACACTTCCCGACGGATTCTTACCACCTTACCCAGAAGCATAATGTTGGGGTTGGGGACAGCAGTAAATAGAGGTGGGTTTGTAAGTGGTGCAGCACCCGCTGCGAAACTTCTTGATACGTACTCAAGCGCAGCAGCTGCATACTCTTTGAGAAAGCTCTCCAACTCTTACTCTGGACCCGTACTTCAAATTAGGAGAGCGAGCGACAACGTAGAGGTTGATGTAAGCTTTGACACTAATGGTGTTGTTTCCTTGAACTCAAGGATTACTAATGTAACGGAAGAGACTACAGGTTCTTCTACTAGCCTGACTACTTCTGCCACAACTCTTGGTGAGTTTGTTGCTAACGCTAGCTACACAGATGCAGACGGCTTGGGCGCCACAGACTCTGCGCTGATCCAATGCTGGTACGACCAGTCTGGAAACTCAAATGATTCCACTCAGAATACTGCATCCGCGCAGCCAACCATTGTTTCGAGCGGCGCGCTGATTGAAGAAAATGGCAAGCCTGTTATTAATTTTAATGAAGATCACCTTCTTTCATCGGCTTGGATGACACAATTATCACCTATGAGCTTTTCATTGGTGCAGGTTCCAGCCAATGTTGGTAGAGAAGTTTTAATCGGCGTAAACACAGCGACCCCATATACAACGGCGTTCATAAACTGGAATTCTGGCACCGATTTTTTATACCCTCGGTTTTTTAGCTTCCCAGCTAGTGATACTTACTCGTCTGCAATGACAGAAGACGAGATGAACCTTGTTTTCGCGCACTCTTCGACTACTTCAACAAGCTTTTATTTAAATGGATCTGAGGATTCTAACTCTCCTAAATCTCATTCTAAAACTTCAGCAGCAGATGGTGCAATTACGATTGGGTCCCCAACAACCTACAATCCGATTAGAGGTACTAGTCTTGTGGAGATTGTTTTTTGGTTAAGCGACCAATCCAGCAACCGCACGGCCATTGAAACTGATATAAACACCTTCTACTCAATCTACTAATGCTAGGACTAGGAACATCAGTAAACAGAGGCGGGTTTGTAAGTGGTGCAGCAGCCGCGAAACTTCTTGATGCGTACTCAGGTCCAGCCGCTGCTTATTCTTTGCGGCAGCTCTCTAATTCTTATTCTGGGAATGCTGTTAAAGTGAGAAGAGCTAGTGATGACACAGAATTAGATATAGGCTTCTCTAGCGGGGAACTTGATACTTCAGCATTGGCTACTCACTGCGGCTCTAGTGATGGCTTTGTAGTAACGTGGTACGACCAATCAGGAAACTCAAATAACGCCACTCAAAGTACAGCTGCGAATCAGCCAAAGATTTATGATGCAACCGCTGAACGACACATAACGGAGAACGGCAAGCCTGCTATTGATTTTGATGGAAGCAACGACCACTTAGACACAGCAGATTTTACACCATTAACGCAGGCAAATTTCATCACCCTTACACATAAAGGTGATGTTGCTGGTGGTACTGCTTGGATATTCTCAACTAGCACAAGCAACACAAACAGAAATTTTTTCCTGCAAGATGGTCGATATTATGCTGGCTCTTTTGTTAGTAGTGGATCGGTAGGAACAAGTCAAGTTAATATTAGTATAGTAGCAGACGGAGCAAATACCGAGATTTTCAAAAACGGCTCAAGCGTAGGCACTGGCGACGCAGGCACCAACGGAATACAAAAAGTTCGCTTGTTTGCTAACAGGGATGGAAATGTTAGTTTGTCTGCAATTTTTCAAGAGTTTATTCTTTGGAATGAAGACGACACCAACCGCACAGCCATAGAGTCTGACATCAACGCTTTTTATTCTATTTACTAAAGTGAGTTATAGAAACGCTGTACCGCTAGTCTACCTTTCTGCGACAGCCCATAACGAACTCTGTAGTTATACTTTGTTTCATCACGGAACAAATGATCTTCTAATGTCTGCGAGGGGCTAAGCTTATCGAACACCTTGTAGATATACCCAAGACTCATCAGTGGGTATATGATCCTGTCAGCTATATTGCCTCTGCTCATCTGGTAGTTCTCTGATGCCCAAGAGATAGTAAAGAACTCTAGGTCGTAAGCGTACAGCATAAAATATACGTACCCTCTAGTTAAGCTAGGATTATCTTCTAAGAAATCGTTCATCGCCGCTCTTAGATTCTTAAGATGATTTTGCTTTACATATTTCGCAGGGAGCTTAGACATATCCCTGAACATCCTCTTCTTCTTAACTGTCGATTTCCCCATCTCTATAATGTCGTATATTTGATTCAAACGAATTTACAACATGACACCCAACGAGACCCTCTTCTTCGCTGAATTGTACAGCCTTGTAAAAAAGATGGAGGATACTATCGATGAGTTTGACATGAAGGACCGAACCGTTGCCTCTATTGTAATCGGAGTAATAGACTACGACGCTATAGAAGTGGGAGATACGGAAGCTGAAATGAAGACCATGTACAGCTTCAACATCCAGGATAGGCAAGAACTAGAGACTGTGAAGACCATAATGGACAATGCCTATAAAGACGATGACCCCCTCGATGACTTGTTGGGTGACTTGGGCATATCATTAAACTAATGGAAGGACTTATTAGAAAGATTGTGGTCGGCAAAGACCCCAAGAACGGAATGGCTTATTATGTAGGTATGCGAGCTGGATCTGGAGAAGTGTCCGCTATTGTAGAAGACGATAGACATCTCCATAGATTTGGAAAACAAAGATATCTCATATACATTGAGAACGATGAAGGCACCATGCTATGGAAGAGCATAGATGAGATGTCATGTGTTTTAGAATTTGATCTTAATTTTTGATGGCAACACAAAACCTTTATACGGACGGATCTGAGTTCAAACTCCCTAACGGAAGAAGATACAGAGGCTACTACCATGTCCACCCCAAGAAGGGTGCTATGGTGGGTGCTGTTCACGTAGATAGGTTTCACGCTATTCTTGAACCCGTAAGTTCGAAGTCTAGACAAAGCTTAGCAAATAGACAGGCAGAGATTCCAACACCAGTTGTTGAAAGAAGACTTCCGATCGTAGTGCCTCCTGTTCGCCCTGTAGCTCCAGCCCCCAGAATCCAATCAAGCCCCACTATTACTACTCCTAGCGGTGGTGGCGGCTACTAAATTTTAATTAATGAAAACATTTAATTTGTTTGTCGTCGAATTAGACAGGACGATAAACGACACCATCACTACGTCTGGTGGTTTAGAGTTGTACATAGACAATAGATTTAATGAATTTGAAAACAGAGTTACAGAAGGGCCTGTCGTGGCTGTACCGTTCAAGTACGAAACTGGTGTTGAGCCTGGCGACACGCTGTACTTTCATCATCTCGTGGTCATCAACGAAGGTCAACCGCTCACTGGTGATGATAATCACTACCTTGTCAGGTACGATCAAAACCATGCTATCAATAATCAAGCTATTGCTTTTAAAAGCAGCAGCACTGGTGCTATCCAACCTCTTGGGGGTTGGAGCCTTCTTGAACCCGTCGAAGAAGAGAAAGTTCAAGAGTCGGAACTTATCGAAGTTGTTAAACTTACAGAGAAACCAACAACAAGAGGTAGAGTCGCATTTACGTCTTCTGGGATTGAAACGCTAGGATTGGAAGTTGGTGACGTAGTAGGCTTTAAAGAGAACCGTGACTATCGCATTAAGATAGACGGGAAGGAATACTACAGGACTCGTACTGAAGACCTTATGTATGTTGAGAGATAATTTAATTAATATGACTATGATCGCCCATCAAGAAAGAAAATCAGAGGAGCTTATGTCTGTCCTGGAGCAAAAGGAGCTTATGTCTGTCCTAGAGCAAAACGAGTGTTTAATTGCCGATGGCTTTGATGAAGCGCTGATAGGTATGACACACGGCTCAGAACCAAAAGCGGTTTATGATATTGATCAAATCATTGATATTCTTTGCAGGGATGATGAGATGACTAGAGAAGATGCTATCGAGCACTTTGAGTTCAATATAGGCGGATCATATGTAGGTGAGCGCACCCCCGTGTTTGTTTACTGCTCTTTATTGCATGGTTGATGAGCCGCCCTGCTAAGTTTACTACTGTTAGCGCAGCCAGACGACTTATGTCTAGCATGGAGGTTGCGATCAACAATATGATTGAAGAAATCAAGAAGCCCGTGGACCCAGAGGCTGGTGGTTCCGCTAGAAAAGCAGAATTGCAATCCATCAAACAAACAGCCATTGACTGTAAGGAGTTATTGGTGGAGCGTCAGCGTTTAGAACAAATGGTTAAAGAGCTACAAGCAAATGGAGAAATCGAGCAAGACAAAGACTACTCAGGTGGATTCGCAGAAAAATTCTCAAAGTAGACCTAGCGGTTTAATATATTGGGATGACTATAACTTTGATAATCAGTCAGATACGGCTGGCTATGCAGGAAGCAACTTTAAGATTACATACTTAAAGTCTTAATCATTGCTGTATGCCTTATAAGAACAAAAAAGATCAGGCCAAGGCATCGGTGAAACACTACCGTAAAAACAAAAAAGAAATAATTCTTAGGACGGTAGCTAGAAACAAAAGGCAGATAAAAAGAAACAAAGCGTTTGTAGACAGACTAAAAAGAATGTTTAATTGCGTGGACTGCGGAGAGTCAGATCCTTTGGTTCTTGATTTCGATCATGTAAAAGGAAAGAAGAGAAAAGCTATAGCTGATATGATATCACACTCCTACAGTATAGAAACCATAAAGAAAGAAATTAGAAAGTGTGAGATAAGATGTGCAAATTGCCATCGTAAAAAAACTCATGAGCGAATGCACTCGTAGCTCAGATGGATAGAGCATCTGCCTTCTAAGCAGACGGTCACAGGTTCGATTCCTGTCGGGTGTACAAATTAAATTAAATGTCTGTACTTGTAGATATAGATGGTTATGAAACTAAAGGGATTAAGATCGACTCTAACGGCACAGAGGGAGATCACTTCGAATCGAGTGGGCTACTTATTGTATTACCAAAAAAACCGAAGCGATCTGAGATACTCTTCCATGAAGAGCCAAAAGAGATGCAGCTGTGGAGGCGCTTGCCTATGCCCGAAGAACTGCAGAGGATTCGAAGTATGGATGAGTGGTTCGAAAAACCTTCCGAGTTTCGGTCAAAGTTTCGTGTATACATCGAGGAAGAGTTTCAACGCAGGAGGAACGGCGTTTGGTTTTACAACAATGGGGTCCCTACGTATATTACAGGCAGACACTATATGTTTCTACAATGGTCTAAAATTGATATCGGATACCCATCATACCTCGCTTTCCAAAGAGAAATCTTTCTCCACATGGCTGCTTGCGAAGCTGATCCCCGTTGTTTCGGTCAGCTATATACTAAGTGTCGTCGTTCTGGCTACACTAATATATGCTCTGCTGTACTTGTTGACGAGGCTAGTCAAGTTAAAGAGAAGCTGTTGGGCATTCAGTCAAAGACTGGTAAAGACGCTCAGGAAAATATTTTCATGAAAAAAGTAGTCTCTATCTTTAGAGGCTATCCTTTTTTCTTTAAGCCTATCCAGGACGGTACTACTAACCCCCGTATGGAGCTGGCATTTCGTGAACCCTCGAAACGTATCACGAAGAACAACAAGACCTCTTACAGGGGCGATGCGCTTAACACGGTTATCAACTGGAAGAACACCACGAACAACGCATACGATGGTGAGAAGCTTCACATGTTGTATCTCGATGAGGCAGGCAAGTGGGAGAAACCTACAGATATACGTGAAGCTTGGCGTATCGAAAGGACTTGCTTGATCGTAGGTAAAAGGATTGTTGGTAAGGCAATAGTTGGTTCTACTGTCAACCCCATGAATAAAGGAGGTAAAGAGTACAAGGGCCTATGGAATGATTCAGATCCAAATCAAAGAAACGCCAACGGAAGAACCAGGTCGGGTCTTTACAGGATATTTATTCCTGCGTATGAGGCGATGGAAGGTTTCTTTGATCAGTATGGAAATGCTGTAATTGAAGATCCCTCCCAAAGCGTACACATACATGGTGACGTAATAGGTATAGATGGAGAGGTCATTGATCTGGGCAGTAAGTCTTACCTGAAAAATGAAAGGAAGTCTTTTAAGGATGACCCTTCTGAACTTAATGAGATTACACGACAGTTTCCGTTCACCGAAGACGAAGCCTTTAGGGATAGCATCGAGAGCAGCCTTTTCAACATAGGCAAGATCTATCAACAGATAGAGCATAACGACGAGCTGTTTCCAAATCCCGTAGTTACAGGGAACTTTACCTGGAAAGAAAAAGACAAAGAAGTTGTGTTCTCCCCCACCCCTAACGGTAGGTTCAGGGTTTGTTGGATGCCAGAATCAAAGGAGAGAAATATATCTAAGCTAGAGAGGGGGAAAAGAGTTGCGCCTTTTCCTGAATACGGATGTGGTGGGGTTGACTCTTACGATCTGGATGCGACTGTAGACAATAGAGGGTCGAAGGGTGCGCTACACATGTACAACAAGTTTAATATGAATCGACCTTCAAACATGTTTGTTGTAGAATATGCTTCACGCCCAGATCTTGCTAGCATATTTTATGAGGACGTATTGATGTGCGCTTTCTACTACGGATATCCTCTGCTTGTAGAGAACAACAAGTATGGTATTGTAAGATACTTTGAATCAAGAGGTTACGACGGTTACTTAATGGACAGACCTAAGCATCTGCTAAGTAGCTCTTCACACACAAATGTGAAAACGAAAGGCATACCCTCCAACTCCCAAGACGTTATACAAGCTCATGCTCAGTCAATAGAGAAATATATTCACGAACACGTTGGAGTTAACTATGAAACTGGAGAGGTGGGGAGTATGTATTTCAACACAACGCTAGAGGACTGGATAGGATTTAAGATAGATAAAAGAACTAAATACGATTTAACAATTAGTTCTGGACTTGCATTGTTGGGATGCCAAAAACAAAAACAAAAGAAAGAATCTAATTTCAATGATCGCGTGTTTTTCAGGAGACACAAGGTCAATTAACGATTTGCTATATTTGCAAATAAGCGTACTGTGCTTTACAGAAACATGAATTATAAAAACGACAACAAAAAAGGCTCGTTTCCCGATCCGTTAGCAAGTACTGAAACGAAGAACAGTAAGGCTTACGGGATTGCATACGCAAAAGCGATGGAGTCTCAGTGGGGTAAAATGACTAGCTCTACTTCTTTATACGGCAAAAGAAATGTCGTTTTTGAAAGAAGCAGGGATTACGCTAACGGCAATCAAGATACCAACATATACAAGAAGCTTCTTAGGTCTCTTAATCCTAATGACGGTGATGGCAGCTTGATGAACCTGGACTATACTCCAGTCCCTATTCTTCCAAAGTTTGTTCGCATCGTCGTAAACAAAATACTTTCTAGGAATCCGTACCCGAACCTAGAGGCTGTAGACCCTCTGTCTTCTTCGGAGAAAGACAAAAAGAAAAGAAGAGTAGAAGTACAGATTCAGGCGAAGGAAAAACTCAAAGCCTTAAAAGAGAAGAGCGGATTGGTTTTAGATATCGACCCCGATGAATTACCAGATTCTTTAGAGGAGTCAGAAATATTCTTGGGGACAAATACAAAAACCGATGCCGAGGTGGCTGCTCAGATTGGGACCAACATGACCCTCTCTTGGAACAGTTTCACAGACAATATCTTTAGACGATGCGTGAACGATTTGGTTTCGTTAGGCATGGCTGTCGTACAGAGATCTAACGATCCCAACGAAGGAATTAAAGCGAATTACGTAGATCCCACTAAGTTCATTCATAGCTATACAGAGGACCCTACGTTTCAGGATTTGATTTATGCGGGCCATATAAAAACTGTTTCCATACAGGAGCTGAAGCGCATGGCTGGTCACGAACTAGAGGAGCACGACTTTGAAAAGATAGCCAAGTCTGTAAGTGGTAAGTACGGAAATGATTCTAACGCACTAAACACAACCTCTTACAATAATCGACTTATGCGTCAAGAGCGTGGGTACGATGACTATATGGTCAGCATATTGGATTTCGAGTTCATCTCAGTTGACTGTATACACTTTGAAGAAAAAGAAAACAGGTTTGGGAATGTAAACTTTTTCATGAAGGGCTTTGACTATGAGCCCAAGCAAGGCAGTGTATTCCAAAGAAATCCTCACAAGATGGAGATAGCCACTGTATATGGTGGTAGCTACATTTTGGGTGGTGCCGATATGATGTTCAATTATGGGATGAGTAAGAACATCCCCAAGAATATTCACGATATATCAAAGTGTAGACTTTCTTACTCTGTGGTCGCGACAAACATGCGCAACATGATGCCAAAGTCCTTGGTGGATAGTTGCACGGGTTTTGCCGATATGTTGCAGTTGACCCACTTGAAGTTGCAACAAGCTATTGCAAAGGCTAAGCCTGACGGATTAATCATTGATATTGAGGGGCTGGAGAACGTACAGCTGGGCAAGGGCGGTGAGTTGCAACCTCTGGATCTTCACGATATCTACGAGCAGACAGGCGTATTCTACTACAGAAGTAAAAACCCAGAGGGCGGATTCCAGAATCCTCCAGTCAGGGAGATAGGCAATAGCATTCGAAACATCAACGAGTTGATTGGTCTTTACAATCACTACTTAAGGATGATCCGCGACACTACGGGTATTAACGAAATGATGGATGCTTCGACACCTAAGGGGGATACCCTCGTGGGTGTTCAACAGCAAGCCATTGCCGCTGGTAACAACGCTATATACGACATCACTAATGCCTCTATGGTCTTGTTCAAGTATGTCTGCGAAGATATAGTGAAGTGTATACAGATACTCCCCTCTGAATCTGTGTTGTACAGGGTTTACGAGAACGCCATAGGAAAAGAAAACATGTCTGTGCTTTCTTCATTTAGCAACCTTCCTATGTACAACTTCGGGGTGCAGGTGGTTAAGGAAATGGAGGATAAAGACAAGGCTTACCTGGAACAGAACATACAGATTTCTTTGCAGCAAAAGGAAATAGATATTGAGGATGCGATTGCGATACGCAACATAAAGGACGTGAATCAAGCTGAGCGCTTGCTCGTGATCCGAAGAAAAAAGAGAATCGCTTCTCAACAACAAATCGCTGCACAAAACTCACAGCTCCAAGCGCAACAAGCACAGATGGCCGCTCAAGCCGCTTCTCAGGGTAGAATGCAAGAGATGCAGCTGGAGGCAGAGATAGACGCTCAAAAGATGCAGCTTAAAACTCAGCTAGAGTCCCAGCTTGAGCAGGTACGCCATCAGTTTAGAAAAGAGATTGAGTTAATCAAGGCTCAGGCTACCCTTGGATTCAAGACTGACGATCAAGAGTTTAAGGAAAAGATTGAAGTGCTGAAAGAAAACAGGAAGGACGAAAGGATAGACAAGCAGGCGGAAAAGCAAAGCAAGCTTATATCTCAGCGCCAAGGGAAAAGAGGTGAAATAGCAGATGGTTCCGACATAACAGCAAATATTACAAACACATTATTAGGTTGATATGGCAAGTAGTGTAAACTTAGATGTAGCAGAGCAATTAGATATCACTTGTAGAAGAGGTGATACGTTCTCTCTTACCCTTACCTTAAAAGATTCTAGTGGTACTGCTTTACAGCTATCTACTCTGGGCTATAAATTTTTGATGGACATAAAGACATCCTCTCAAAGAACCAGGTCTGGATTTTCTGAAAGGGAGGTCGTAGCTTCTAGCACTTTATCAACTTCTCAGGCAAACTCAAAACTACTCAGCGAAGAGCAGGCAGGGAAGCTTAGCAGTGGTTTTGAATTTACAGACATTACTGATAGTGGAACCGTAAATGTTAGCGCATCTGCTGATACCATGTCAAGTTTACCTGTAGGGATATTTACCTACGACATACAGCAAGATCTGGACGGTGTGGTTACCACCATTCTTAGAGGTTCATTTACTGTAAACGAAGACATCTCCAGGTAATATGGCTATAACAGTTACAGCAGCATCGGGGAGCACTTCGGTAACGGTTACGGCTCCAACTTCTAACTCTATCACGGTAACAGAGAAAGGCATTAAGGGTGACACAGGCGCTACAGGTGCAACTGGAGCTACGGGAGCAAAAGGCGATACGGGCGATCAGGGTCCTGCTGGGGCAGATGGAGCTGGTCAAACAAACGCTGATATCAGGGCTGCAGTAGAGGCAGCAAGTGATTCAAATGTGTTTACAGACGCAGACCACACCAAGCTAAACTCTATTGAGGACAGTGCTGATGTAACAGACGCGACCAATGTTAGGGGTTCTGGTGCGTTGATGGATGACGAGGTTACAAACCTAGCACAAGTCAAAGCATTTAATTCGTCTGACTACGCAACAGCAGCTCAAGGCGCAAAAGCAGATTCCGCACAACAGCCACCCAGCGAAGGCGCATTTGCAAATGGGGACAAAACTAAACTAGACGGCATTGAAGCAGCCGCAACTGCAGACCAAACAAACGCTGAGATCAGGTCCGCAGTTGAAGCGGCCACTGACTCAAATGTGTTTACAGATGCGGACCACACGAAGCTAAACGCAATCGAGGCTAGTGCGGACGTGACCGACGAGGCGAACGTGAAGTCCGCTCTTGACGGCATGACGCTTAGCGACATCGGTTCACCTGCCTCTACGGATAGGGTTTTGATTCAAGACGCAGACGATAGCAACAACATCAAGTATGCCGACTTCAGCGAGTTTGGAGGTGGCGGCGGCGGTAGCGGAGACATTACCTCTGTGGTTGCAGGTACGGGATTGACTGGGGGTGCTACATCAGGTGATGCTACTTTGAACGTGGTTGGCGGAACGGGTATAACAGCTAATGCAAATGATATCGCTATTACTGACGGTGGCGTTGGAACTACTCAGTTAGCTAATGACTCAGTTACAGAAGATAAGTTAGACAATACTTTACTTGCTGAGATAGACGCCAATACAGCCAAGGTCACCAATGTGACAACCAACTTAGGCATAACTGGAACAACTGGGGCTAGAACCATTACGTCCTCTGATGGAACTGACGCGGTAATACCAGTAGCTACAGATTCTGTTTCAGGTGTAATGTCATCTGCGGATCATACTAAGTTATCAGGCATAGAGACTGGAGCAACGGCAGATCAAACCAAAACCGATATAAACGGCCTTGCAATAACGACCGTTGGTACGATAGACTCTGGCACCTGGAATGGAACTGCCATAGCTAGCGCTTATTTGGATGCTGATACAGCTCACCTTTCTGGTACTCAAACCTTTAGCGGGGCAAAAACATTTAGTGACAGCATTCAGGTTGATAACATTAATGTCAACGCAAACACGATAAGCTCCACAGATACTAACGGTAATGTTCTGTTGGCTGCCAACGGAACTGGAAAAATAGAGGTTAGAGGTAATACTAATTCTGGTGCTGTCGTTTTAAACTGCGAAGCAAATACTCATGGTATAACAATACAGGCTCCAGCGCACAGCGCTTTTGGCGGTAGCTATACCTTGACGCTTCCCCCAAATGTGGAGGCTGGTGATGCTAACAAAGTGCTTAAAACTGATGCTAACGGTAACTTAGACTGGGTTGCGCAAACCGTAAACACGAACACTAATCTCGGCAACACCAATATAACCGCAGACGGCAACAGGACCTACGATCAAAACGGCGATGACTTAACCATCGACCCGAACGGCGGCACGTTCTCTGTGTCTGATTCTTCTGGGGACCCCTCTGCTGCTGAAATACAAGTTGGTAATGGATCCTTGAGCCTTATGGGTCTGACGTTTCCTAGTTCTGACGGCAGCAACGGACAGGTGCTTACCACTAACGGCTCAGGAACTCTTTCTTTTGCCGCTAGCGGTAGTGGAATCTCAAATGTGGTTGAGGACACTACCCCTCAGCTTGGGGGTGACTTAGACACAAACGGAAAAAATGTACTTTTTGCAAAGACTGGTAATACCGATCACGCCAGCAATGGCGACATAGTAAAGATTGGAACTGGCTCAACCACACAAGGGGAGCTTTGTTACTACACGTCGAGCGGCACCTGGGCTGCAGCGGATGCAGACGCTACGGGGACGGCTGGCGGGGTGTTGTTGGCTATTGCTTTAGGCACTGATCCTGATGCAGACGGTATGTTGCTACGCGGTATGTATACGCTTGATCATGATCCAGGAACCATTGGAGACGAACTATATGTATCAACTACCGCAGGAGACATAACAGGTACAGCACCTTCAGGCACGGGCGACATCGTTCGCGTGGTTGGTTATTGCCTTGATAGCACCAACGGCCAGATTTGGTTCAACCCTTCTAACGACTTTATAGAGCTGTCGTAATGGCAATCGACAAAATCAACGGAACAGCCTTTAGTAGCCTCGCTAATATTAACGGCGTTGCGAAGGCGAGTATTGCAAAGCTTAACGGGCAAGATGCGCTAACTGATGCGCCAACCGCTTTTTTTAATGTTGACGCCCAAGAGTCGTCTAGCTATTCTGGTTCAGGTACTACGTGGGTTGATATTGCTGGTGGTAATAATTTGACATTAACAAACGGGCCAGTATATACAAATAATCAATCAACATCAGGCGTGCCAAGTTATTTCAGTTTCGATGGCTTAAACGATTACGCGCAAGACGGAACATCACTAACAGGTTGGGACAGTACCGATTCATGGACTTTTGAAGCATGGTTTAACACAACCGCAAGCCTATCATCCAGCAGTAATATTTACACAATTTACAGCAAGTCAGCAGACAATAATAGCGCTGGTATTGTAATGGGTTTTCGAGGCGGTAGCACTTATAAAGGCTTGCTATTTCGATTTGCTACAACGGCTGGTCTAATTGATATTTTGCCAACCAACGATTTGAGAAGCACTATAAATGATGGTAATTGGCATCAACTTATATTTTCAAAAAGCGCAGGGAGCGGAGCAACGCCAAAACTGTATTTGGATGGTTCTTCTGAGTCTTTTAGTTTTTCAGGGCCAGGCACTCCATATACATTAGATAAAAACTACAATAACGTGCAAACACTTTATATAAGTAATTTCCGAGGTTCAACGGTATTTGAATTCAGCGGGAAAATTGGCGCTGTACGTTGGTATGATTCATATTTCGATTCAACCCAAGCCTTAAGTAATTACAACGCGGAAAAAGCTGAATACGGAATAACATAAAAAAATGAATGCACTGAACAGACATTACGTAATATTCGACACCAACGAAGTGAGCGCGATTGATTTTGCTGAGGTTTTGGAAGACTCAGAAAACACCTTGCGCAGAAACGTAGACAACACAAAGACGTTTGTGAAGTACGAAGGTCAAATGCCCGCAAGCGTAAGCGCATTAACAACTAAGTCCGTTGAATACACTAGTTCGGAAATACTGGATACTCTTAGTGCTATCGAATGGCAAATTGATATAGACTGAACGACATCATTAGCTTAAAACTACAACGCGCTGAAGGGTAGATTTGACTGAATTTGTTTTTATTATCTTTGCTAAATGTCTTTGACTAAAAGCGAAAAAGCAAAGTTAAAACGCTACGGTCTCTCTGGATTAAGCAAGCCAAAGAGAGCTTCTGGCGGAAAGAAATCACACATTGTTGCTGTCCGAGTGGGCGGCAAAATCAAGATCATTCGTTTTGGTCAGAAAGGAGCCAGTACTGCTGGTAAACCTAAGCCTGGAGAGAGCGCTCGCATGAAAGCTAAGCGCAAGTCATTCAAGGCCAGGCACAGAAAAAATATAGCCAAAGGACCCTCCAGTGCTGCATACTGGGCAAACAAAGTAAAATGGTGACAATGGAAAACTTTAGTCATTTTGAATTTTTAATGCTAGCTATCACCCTTATAGGTGGTTGGGTGAAGTTTCACGCTGATTATAACAAGCTTTCTGCCAGGGTAGACGCCTTAGAAAACGACAATACAGAATTTAAGGAGGACGTTAAGCAGTTGCTTAAAGACATCCAGGAAATCAAGTTGCTTCTGGCGAAGAACCAGATGCAATAAAAAACATGCAAAAATGGAATCTAATAATTGCCTTATTGCTGTCATCTTTGGCGAATGCCCAGGATGTAGCAAGTAGTTGCGCCGTATTCGATGTTCGTATCCCGCCCGTAAGGATGATGGGGTACAACCCAGACCCACCTTTTTGGAAGGAGGTAAACTACGTAGTTCACATACACTACACCGACAGCACCCCCTATGAGCACAGCCTTATAGATGAGTCTGTTGTGTGGGATGCACACGAGCACCTCAACGAAGAGTTCGAGGAGGCAATGTTTACTTTCGATCTGATTGCCATAGAGTACCATAACCTGGACGAGGCCGAGGGCATGAACGAAACCCTCGATATATACAATACCTGTGTCCCGTCTAGCTGGTACGGATGGTCAACAACAACAGATTACCTAGAGGATATTATTTGGGATAGGGAGCAATTCATGAATATTCATGTGTTCCCTGAATTCTGTTCAGGCATCTTAGGGTTTGCGTGGACCGCTCAGGCAGACAACCTTCTTGACGGGGCCTGGATTAGGTCCGATGTTTTTGGTAGGATGGGAGACTACCTGTACGGGGAATACAACGGCAATAAAACTATGATCCACGAAGTGGGTCACTACCTTAGCCTCCATCACGTATTCCGAAACGCAACCTACTGCGGGGAGGATCTCGGTCCTTGCGAGGAGACGGGTGATTATGTTTGTGATACACCCCCTATAAAAACCAGCTGGAGCTGTGAGAACCCTATATGCCCTCCAGGTGCATACAACTTCACGGCAGATAACCATATGGACTATTATGTCGATTCATGTAAGCATCATTTTACTGCGGGGCAGATCGATCGCATGCACAGCATGATTTCGATTACACGCCCAGGAATCGTTAACAACGATGCAGATATATGTGTTGGTGATATTAGCGGAGACCACGTTGTGGGGATGAACGACTTAATGCTAATGCTGTACAACTGGGGGGATGTATACTGGCAGGAAGGTGACGTCAATGGCGACGGTTTTTTCACCGTTATAGATTTCCAAATAGTACTAGCACATTGGGGTACGGTTTGCTTTGGGGCTGAGCTTGACCCATTTTATCGGGAGGAACGACTTGATAAATCAATAATCCAAGAAGTATTTCCATACGCGATACGAGAGTAAGCTCTAATTTTTAAAACACACAGACATGCCACAAGGAAAAGGTACATACGGTAGTAAAGTGGGAAGACCCCCTAAAGCAATGAAGGGGATGAAGGTCATGAAAAAAGGGGGGAAGGTATCAAAACTTACAATTTCAAATAAGTCCGTTATGGTAGATCCCCCCAAAGGGTTTCACTGGATGGAAGAGGGTGGCAGATACTACCTTATGAAGGGGGATTACAAGCCCCATCCAGGAGCTTTAAGGCAGGCTAAGTTTAAGCAGGCCAATCACCCCAAGTCATGAAGATTAACAAGAAATATTTAGCTGGAAGCAAAGACCCTAAGCGACGTGCCGCTTTAATCAAAAGGATTGCGGCTATATACAAGAAGGGTAAACCATACCCAAAGAACTTAGATGAACTTATGAAAGAAAGAGATTCATTATGAAAGCGAAAAAAACATACAAGAAGGGAGGTAAGTTTCCCGACTTGACTGGTGACGGTAAAGTAACAAGAGCTGACGTCCTCAAAGGTCGTGGCGTCTTCAAAGCTGGAGGCAAGATGAAGACGTACAAGAAGGGTGGCATGGCTGGACTCAGCGGGCCACAGAAAGAAGTGTACCGCAGAGGCTTGGCAGCATACATGTCTTCTGGCAACAGACCGAAAGTTTCTCAACACGCCTGGGCCATGGCTAGAGTGAAAAGTGACTTTGGTAAGAAGGAAGCGGCAAAGATTAGAGCTGGAAAGGGCAAGAAAAAATAATGCTTATATTTGCATTCATATAACTAACAATTATGGCTACAACCACTGCAACAATTACACTTTCGAGCGGGGACCTTACGGGTGACGCTCTTCAGCTGTCAACTACAGCGACACTCACCAAGGCGGGAACGCTTACTGGTCTGTCACAGACTACTGGTGTTGGTAGAAAAACTACTACCGCTACTTCTCAGTACACTCTGTTTGATGGTGACGCTTACGCTAATGGATCCCACAAGGTTTACTTGAAGAACACTAGTGCTGTCGCTACTGAGTTTTTAATTATTGAAATTAACTCTGAGCAGATGGGCAAGCTTTACGCTGGTGATTGGGCGTTCTTCCCATGGGAAGCAAATGCTGACACTAACGATATTAAGATTACCCCAAGTGTATCTACTAGCTTGACTTTAGAGTACGCTCTGTTTATTGACGAATAATGGCAACAGTAACCGCAGCTCTTAGCATAAACAGCGCTGATGTTCTGACAAGCAATCTAGCTTTGTCGGTTAACTCGGTTATTAGCTGTGACTCTGGCAGTTTGATCAGAGCAAAGGTAAAAGGCACGGCTGCTGATACTGATGATAAGCTATTGTACAAGGCGAATCAGAAAAATGACAGAGCCTATCTGTTTATCAGAAACTTAGAAACGGAGCTGGAGAACTACATCTACGTTAGGAACGAAACAGAAGCTAACACCGCGCTTGTAGCCAAAATTGGCGGTGGAGAGTTTGCGTTTATTCCTATTGCTCCAGACAAAACATACGAAGCTATCGCCACAAAGGTTGACTCAATCATTGAGTACGGCGTCTTTGGTAACGACAACTCAGCAGTTCAACTCGGATAATAAATAAGACATGTCTCAAAGTTCATCATTCCCTAAGAGCACGTATTTAATTAGCGCCACCACTACTGATGTTAACGCTACGCCAAAGCACGGAAGTTTTAGTGCGGTTACTTGCACTGTAGCAGGCACGGTAAAAGTAAGAGGTGGAGGTGTTTATGAATACGTAGACGTTAGTGATGCCTCCGATGTTCATACAAGCTTTATTGACCCAACCACGGGTGTGGTTTTTGCGGATGACGCTGCCATGAATACTCGCGGTGACGGGTTCTATCAGAAGATAAACTCTGTTGATACAGACATTGCAATGATCGCTGGGCAGACAGTTTATGGAAGATTTGATAGCGTAAAAAGCGACGGTACATTTACTGGATTCGCTTACACATAATAGACACTTAATTAAATAAAATGGAACAAAATACAATCGAAGAGATTGGCGGAATGAAGGTCTTCAGTAATCCTGAGGACCTTGCTGCATCTATGAACTCCGCTTCAGAAGCCACAACTGAAGCACCCGTAGAACAACAAGAAGCTGTCGTAGAACAGCCAGTTGAACAACCAATTACCGAGGAGCCACCCGTACAGGAATCGGCTCCCGTGGTAGAAGAAACCGTACAGCCTCAAGCAGAAACTGTTGAGACTGAACAACATACAGAACCTGAGTATTCAGAACAAGATATCGAGTCTGCTGTCTTTTCTTTCTTAAGCGATAAGCTGGGAAGAAACGTGGCTTCTCTTGATGACTTATCTGCTACTCAACAGGCTGAAGCAAAAGCTTTAGACGAAAGAGTCGAGGCCATCGCAAAGTTCGTAGAGGAAACGGGCCGAGCACCAGAAGATTGGTTTAGATACCAGTCATTGAATCCAGAAGGTATGGATGATATGACAGCTATTCGCATTGAAATGGCGAATGAGTATCCAAACCTTTCGTATGATGAACTCAATCTTTTAGTCAGCAGCAAGTACAAGCTAGACCCCGACACGTATACCGAAGAGGAGGTTACGCTTGGCAAGCTTCAGCTGAAAATGGATGGTGATAAAGCTAAAAAGGGCATCGAGAATATCAGAGGTAGCTACTCTGCTCCCGCCCCGAAAGAACAGTCAGCATCCGAACCAGAATCTATAATTGACGAGAGCTGGATATCTGAAATGTCCAAGGAAGTTGATGCGTTAACGGGTCTAGAGTTTGACCTTGGTGACGAGAAGACTTTTGAATTCGGTCTTGACGATCAGTACAAAAGTCAATTAAAGAATCGCAATGCTCGTCTCGACGAGTTCTTTGATCCCTATGTAGGGGAGGATGGAAGCTGGGACTACGACCTGCTATCGTCTCACATGGCTGTCATTGACAACATTGACAGAATTGTTAAGTCTGCTTACACCAGAGGATTGGGTGACGGACAGAAAACACTTGTGGACACAGCGGCCAATGTCTCTACTGAAACTCCGCAACAAGGGAATCAAAACCAACAAACCAACCCGTTGGCCGACCAACTAAAAAATATTATGGGAGGTCAGTCCAACAGACTAACTTTTAAAATCTAAAAAATTATGGCTACTACTGCTGCGGCGGCAGGTGGTGTGGACGGAGCTCCAGCTGACCTGCGATTATCGCCCGAAACTTATACTACTATCGGCACTTTGCTGGATCAAAACAAAGATTTTGTAATCCCACAACTCGTCGAAACATATGGTGATCAAGGTATCACTGGGATGTTGAAATTAACTGGCGCCATCCAAGGTGGGGGTACTTCTGACGAAGTGCGATACCACGAAGTTGGAAGACGTCACCGTTTGGTTGCTTGTAATTCTTCTGGCGTTTCAGGAGTGTCAGGAGACCAAGCTACTTTGAATTACGACGCTGGCTCTAACGCTATTGGTGTAAACGACGTTGTTATGGACAGCGTTGATGGTCGCAGATATGTTGTTATCGCAACATCAGCTGCTTCTCCGCTTACTTCAACGACTGCTACGCTTGCTTCTTTGGACGGAGCGACCGCAACTGACAATCACGGAGCTGCAGATACAGGTGCGTTTATTCACATCGGAAATCTTTATGGTCAGGGAACTGAGCAACCAGGTCACTTCACCGATGCTGACATGGTGAAACGTCAGAATCCATTTATGATTGTTAAGGATCGATTCCAAGTGAACGGTTCACAAGCAACTAATATCGGCTGGGTTGACACTGGCGGAGGTGAATATCGTTGGTTCATGTACGGTGAGCAAGAAGCTCGCAAGCGTTTCGAAGACCGTCGTGAAATGATGATGTTGTTTGCTGAATCAGGCAACGATAATGACTTCACCGATGGTGCTACAGCTGGCTTGGCTAACGCTCAAGACGCTGGTTTGGGATCAGAGGGTTATATCTCTGCTGTTGAAAATAGAGGTATTGTTGTTTCTAACGCAAACGCCAATCCATTGGACAGCTTTGCTGAGTTTGACGACATCATCTTGGAGCTCGACAAGAACGGAGCTACTTCTGAGTACGCTATGTACTTGAATAGAAAGCAAGATTTGGCGATTGACGACATGTTGGCGTCAGGTATCTCTACTGGAGTTACTGCTGGTTTGGCTGGTCAGTTCGGTGCGTTTAACAACGATGCTGATATGGCTGTAAAGCTTGGCTTTAAGTCGTTTACTCGTGGTGGTTACACTTTCCACAAGCATGACTGGAAGCTGTTGAACGATCCTACTTTGTTAGGTGCAACAAACTTCTTGCAGGGAGCTATGGTTCCTATGAGTCAGATTGCTGATGCTCGTACTGGTGTTAAGGCTCCTGCCCTCGCTATGTACTACAAGGAGGCTAACGGCTACAACAGAGAGATGGAGCACTGGGTAACTGGTGGTGGTGTATTGGGTCACACAAACAATGGAGATGCTGGTAGAGACGTTGCTACGTTCCACTACCGCTCTGAGATTGCTTTGGTGACTCGTGCTGCAAACCAACACGTTATCATTAAGGGCTAATAACAGTTAGGTGGATGGGAGGGGCTTCGGCCCTTCCCCTTCAGCTACAACAAATAACTTTTTATTATGGAGAAATTTTTGTTTTTTAATACTGGTACTAATGATTCGCTTTGCATGCCCGCTCGTCGTTTGACGGACATGGGGATGGAATCAAATGGCACCTCTTTGATTTTGCACTTTATTGCTCCCTTTGGCGGGAATGATGGTGTTGGAGAAATTACTGTAGACGTTACAATTACTGACAACAAGGGTAGGCTTGTTATGGAGGCTATCGCAGAAGAAATTCGTTTAGGTAAAAATCCTTTTATTACCGTTTGCGATGACACTACTTCTGAGTTCCTTCACTCAGACATTCTTAGCGTTGGTTCAATCACTGACTTCGCATAATACTAGAAACCATGGACACAAGTAAAAAATTCCTATTCGTAAATCCAGACAACACTGCTGGTGAATTTGATTCTTCAAAGCTTTTCCCTGTATCTAGTTTACAGGGTATTCAAGAGCTCAACGCAACTAGCGTTCGTCTCGCCGTATCTGATTTTGGTCAGGCAGATGACACATTGATTGACATCACTGTGGATTCAGGAACAGCAAAGACTTACATCAAGGACTTGGTTGAGGCTATCAACTTTGCAAAGCAATCGGTTATCAACCTTGCTGATGCAAGTGATGAGACTTCTTTTTCGCCCGATGTAGACTTTGGCACAGACCCAGTAATCACAGTTGGTTCGTAGTAAATCACAAACCTCATAAAAGAAAGGCTCCCTTCGGGGGGCCTTTTTTATTTTGATTATATTTGTACTACTAATTCAATTTAATATGACTACACAAACTAAGAAGTCTCCTGGGAGACCTAAAAAAACCCAGGCACCTGCACAGGCAGTAGCACCTGCTGCCCCAGCTAAAAAGAAAAAGCCTACCATCAGAAGGAAAGAAGAGGTTAATCAGCACAAAGAGTATGAGATAACTAAGGGTGGAGGAATCGTGTTCATGCTTCCTCAAAAAGGCGTAACCGTATACGACAAAGAAAACGACACTGTTAGGGAGATCAGATACTGCCCTAACGAACAGTCTGTCTTTCGAGATGAGCAGTCTGAAAACGCCAAAAGGGAATCTGTTTCTTTTAGAGAAGGCAGGCTTTTTGTTCCCAAGGAAAAACCAAACTTGCGGAAGTTCTTAGAGCTACATCCTTTAAATAAGTCAAACGGAGGGACAGTATTCTCTGAGGTGAACAAAAAGAAAGATGCAGAGAAAGAACTGCAAAAAGAGTTCTTAACTACCGATGCTGTAGCTTTAGTAAGAGATACGGACATACAGGATCTACTGCCTGTTGCTATGTACTTTAACGTGAGTATTAACTCTCCAGTATCAGAGATTCGATTTAACCTCCTTAGAATCGCTAAGAGCAAGCCTCAGGAGTTTATTGAGTCCTTTGATTCGCCACAAGTGCAAGCTCGATCTGTTGTGGCTCAAGCTAAAGACTATCAAATCATCAACGTAAAGCCCGATGGTGTTTACTGGTTCGACTCTAATGGACTAATTGTATCTGTCCCAGTAGGTCAAGACCCGCTAGACGTCATGGTTAGATTCTGTTTAACAGAAAAAGGAGCCTCGGTGCTATCCGCATTAGAAGAAAGGCTAGACAAGCTAGGATAAAGAAAGGCCACCTTCGGGTGGCTTTTTTGTTTCGTATATTTGTTTCATGGACAGAAAGTTCTTCTTTTTTCGCAGAGAGCCAGAGTCAGAGACCAGTGCATCGTTTTCAGATACGGGTGTAGGTCTCAGCACAATAGCTATACCTTCTGAAAACTTGACGTTCATCACGGCTGCTAAAGAAAAAGTAATATTTACATTCAAGGATTGCAACGGCTTTGATGAGTCATCTCTTCAAGAAGGGGAGTCAATACCTAAAGCTAATATTACTGTAGCCTGCAAACAGGGTGATGAAGCGGGATTGATTGAAGATGTGATCAACTTTATGTCTAGGTCCACACCTAAGAACATCATGAAGTTTGATGTAGTCGAACGAAATTCTACGTTTGATAAAGCTGTGGTTGACGAGGTGGATGATGTCACATCTGTTGTTCCTGCCTCTCCTATCAATACAGTAACAAAAGAAGTTTCTATTGGAGATAAAGAAAAAGAATTCCAAGGAACGATAGCTGAGGTTTTCTTCAATGAAAGCTTGCCAGTATTAGATTTCAATCATGAAGGTTTAGCTAATTATGCCAACGGCAATAGCATCAATGCTGGATGGAGAAACTTTGGAACACTAAAAAGTAGCGATTCCACCCTTGGGATTTTAGGCGGTACGGTTAATGCGGTTACAGAAGCTGGAGAAAGCACGTTAATTAAAAAGGCAGCCACTATCGGTTCTACTGATGGATTGCGTTTTGGGGCTGATATAAACGTAACCTCCACAGATTACACTATATACTTAGCGTTTAACACAAACGGATTGGCCGCTAGTTCTGATTATGGTATTGGGGCTATCTATGCCGACAATGAGGGAGAGACCTTTGGCTTTGGCGGCAGACCACAGAGCGACGGTGTGCTAAGCGCGACCAACAGTGGGTTACATTTAAACACAAGTGTGTTTGCTATTCGCCATGATGGTCTTACAGGATACCCTGCTTTTGTAAGCACGAATACAACGGAGGGTGGAACAAAGTCTTTCGATATTCCTGATCGCAATGTAGACGCCTTAGATTATAACCCTAACAACGTATTTGTTGTCAGAAGAGACAAAGCATTCAATATGTATCTCCACAACAGAGATGGCGATATAGTAGCTAAGATACCAGCAAAAACAAAGTTTTTAGACCCATTTCTCACGTCTTCCTCTCCTGGCAGGACCGACGGTGACTTAAAGCTAAGGACACTAGGCAGGGCAAATAGCGCCGCCATATCTGGTAAGATATACTTGAACAGGTTTGGTGTTATCAATAGAGACGTTGGCGCCGATGAGGCGGCGAAGATAGCCAGACAACTCTTCAAGATATACGGGGAGAAATAACAGCCTATTTCTTTTGCTTATATTTGTATTATGGTAAGCGTATTACAAGTATATACAGCTCTAAGGGACCTCGCTAACAAAGAGCAGAAGGGTTTCATCACGCCTCAAGTATTCAATTCATTTGCAGCTCTAGCTCAGATGAACATATACAACGAAATGTTTGCTGAGCTTGTAACGGCTAAGCGCTTGAGCCGACAGAATTTTGATCCTGGTAGAGACAAGTCACTAAGAAAGCAAAAGCAAGAGGACTTGGCCTTTTACTTGAGAAGGAAAGCTGCTTTACTGGATTTGGAATACAACAACGGCTTGCTAGAGAAGCCTTCTGATTTATCTAAGATAGTATCTATATACGCAGGCTCTTTGCTTGATCCCCAAGCCGCTACAAATTCCAACCAGGATTTAGTGAGCTGCGAGCTAGTATATGATCCTGAGAAGATTGACAGAATAGTAGGCAGTAACCTTTCTTACCCTACAGAGAGCTTCCCAGTGGCGTTAGTCTCTGCTGTAGACATAGAAATATTCCCACCTACAGTCCCCGTAGTTTACTTAAGCTATTACGCCAAGCCTACTTCGTTTGATAGCGAAGGAAACATATTGCCTGACGCACCATACTATGACTTCAGAACCGCTGAGTATAACGGCGAGTCGCTGGAAGTGTTTAACTCGCAGGGCTCTAGGAACTTTATGTTGCCCCCTCACTGCTTGACGGAGGTGGTCATGGAGCTGGCTAAGTTGATTGGAATTAGATTGAGAGAAACGCAGGTCTCTGTGTTTGCGTCACAAGAAGAAGCATCTGAATAATGGCATTCAATAAAGTAAAACTCAGCGAAATCATAAGAGATTTCATTATTACTCTTGACGGAGACGACTATGCTAGTAATACTTCGGATACAGCTATAAGAAACTTTGCGCTAAGGGGTATACGTGAGATTGGTTTTGATCTCGGCAAAAAGGTGAAGTCCTTAAAAAGCTCTGTACAGTCTAATAATACTGTGGCTTTGCCTCAGGATTTTGTTGATTTGATTAAGATCGGGATCGTAGACTCTGATGGTATACTCAGGGTCTTTGGTGAGAATAAGAATATAAATTACTCTAGAAAGACAACGTCCCCTAATGTTGCTACGGATAGCGCTTCAGGCCCACTAAACATAGAGGATAACTTTATCGACAATAGGGAGGATGACAAGACCGCTACGGACAATAGCTCTGGATCTGATAACGATTTCGGTCAATACGTATTTGAGAACTATATATACCAGGGTGGCGTAGGTAGGCTGTACGGTGCTGGGGGTGGACACCTAGCTGGAGAGTACAGATTAAACCTCGATCAAGACAGGATAGAGATTGAAACGAATGAAAGTTTTGGGGATGTAGTCATCGAATACATCGCCGACGAGGCCAGGTCAACTGATCCTGAAGTGCATGTGTATGCTGAAGAAGCCTTGCGCTGCTATATGTATTATAAGATTGTTGAGCGTAAATCCTCTGTGCCAGCCAACGAGAAGGCTAGAGCCAGGGCTGAGTTTTACAACGAGAGAAGAAAGGCTAACGCACGACTCAACAACTTCACAAAAGACGAAGCACTCAAGACCATTCGAAAGAACTTTATGCAAGCGCCTAAGTACTGATGGCTATAGATAAAAGAATACCTAGGGTCTTAAATTCAGATGCTGATAATAAGACTGCAAACAAGGTGTCCATGTCGGACGCCTTAAATCTTTATTCAGGTCCTGACAACGAAGATTTTGACGCTACTGGCAAAAAGCTAGATGCTGGCAAGGACGTCTTGAAAAACATACGCGGTAACGTAGCCGTGCCCGCACACGAGGGGGAAGCGCTACCTATTGACGCCAGGGTTCTGGGATCTGTTGAGGATGCAAAGACTGACATTACATATTTCTTTGTGTATAGCGCGAACGGTGGTAACCACGGTGTCTACGCTTATGATAAAAGAGATGTTCTCAGCAAAGTTGATAACCCCGATGCTCCGCTTGGACCGCCGATTATAAGAAGGATATACCGTAGCGCTCAGTTTAACTTTCCTCAGAACGGCTTCGTAAAAGGCGACATTGTATACAGCGCTGGTTCCAGGAGCTTTCCCGACCATATGGGAGATGATTTCGACAAAGATGTCATTATATACTTTACCGATGGGGCTAACGAGCCTAGAAAGATAAATGCGTATAGGGCGTTTGCCGACTCATATGGAGAAGCCATACACGGGACTGGCACAGCAAACCAATACGCCGAGGCTGACTTCATAACCGCCTGTCCCAAGACACCTCTGAAGCCTATTGAGTTTTCTTTCGGCAGCAACCCCTCCAGGTCAGTTAGCAATTTCGAAAGAACTAATGGGTTTCAGTTTGCATATCAACACATCTATAAGGACGGAGTTGAGAGCGCGATATCTTCTTATTCTGACGTTGCTTTCCCCACTAGCGTCATAGGCCAGGGAGCAAACAGCTTTATAGATCACACCAATTTTAATAAATGCACTCTGTCAATCCCTCAATGCGGGCCAGAAATTGAAAAAGTTAGATTGCTTTGTAGACAAGGAAATGCTGGCAGCTTTTTGATTATAGACGAGATAGACGCAGGGGTTACTTCTTACGATTTTTACAACGACAGAGTTCTTAAAGGTGTTAGCACTACCGAAGTAAACAAGCAGTTCGATTCTGTTCCTAGGAAAGCAAAGGCACAAACAGTATCATCAAATAGATTGATGTACGGGAACTACCTCGATGGGTTCAATAAATCAAATACTGTTGCTACTGCTACTGTAATTTACAAAGAAAGACCAGAGGATTACCTTTCGTTTGACGTGGGTTACATACCGTCTATTTATCGTCGGCTTGGCTCGCAGTCATTCGAAAATGAAAACCTTGCTTTCTTTTTGGATTTCAGCCAGATGCCTGATTTTCTTCCTGGGGGAACAAATCTTGATATTTCTATTACTTTAAGCCCAGACAGAAACTTTCATTTATATGCTGGCTCTTTTAGCCAAACAAGGCAGCGTGGGCCGCAACCGCTAGGTTCGGACAACGAGCTGTTTGATGGGGTGAATTTTTCTCAGTCTCAAGCCTTAAGCGACCTTCAAGCAATAGATCCATACGCTTTGACTAATTCTTCTACGGGACCATCTGAAGGAAAGATTTGGAATCCACAATGGACCTCCTTCGATAACATATACGCTTTTGCCAATGCAGGATTTGACTTAAACTCTTGGAGGTATACAGGCCCTTCTAGCATTGAGGGTGTTTTAATGGACTCTGTAACTAATGCTGGAATAGGTAGTTCTCCAGCTCATCCAGTTGTTATTAAGGGGGGCTCAGTTAATTTTTCTGCTAGTTTTTTTGTTCCAGAAGACCTTGAAAATGCCAGGGCCAATCTAAATAAGATTGTTAGGATAGCATTTACAAACAAGAACCTTTCGTCCTCTACGTTTGACAACAATCCCACCCCTGTATTTTATGAGGAGTACGGGATTCAGATACTAGATAACACCGCTGTTTCTTCGTATGAGTTTGATTTGGGTCTTTCTAGTGGGGACATCATACCTCAACACTATATCGGTCAGAACAACGGCAATACAGACCCAAGGAACAAGCTTATAAATGCTGTTGCTGGCGAGGGGAAAACAAATGATGGCGGAAGACCTATAGGGTTCTTTATATTCAATAGGGGAAGACCTACATTTATGCTCGATAACGTTCTAGGTTCTGATTTTCTCGCTATCGGTGAGTTTGACCCCTATTTTGGGAACAGTACAGAGACTAGTAGTCATTTTAGTCTCGCCTTGGTAGATTTCGCAGATGCCGAGCCTTTAAGCGTTATACACGACACCGCAAGTAATGCGTCGTCTGAAGGTCGTCCCGCTACTGGATGGATCGCAATATCCAAAGAGGATTTAGACCAATACGGAACCAACATGAATGCATGGCTGATTTCTAAAGGTATAGGCACTGGTGGGATTCAGGGGTTTCAGAACAATCCTTATGGAGATAATTCGGACTCAAGGGTTACCAAGGGGTACGGATATCAGCTGGGCTACCTCGAAACTACGGGAGAATTTTCAAATGATTTCTCCCCTTCACAGCCAAGATATTTTTATTCGGCTGTAGCGTTTCCACCAGGTATTTTCGGGGGTGCAGGTGGTGGCTTAGGCGGCGGCTTAGGCGGCGGAAACCCTATCAATGACCCTGATATAATCTTTCAATACGGAGTCTTAATGGACGGCGAAGGTGGTCCAGGGGGCGGCCCAGCCAGGGGTGAAAACAGCGAGCTTGAGTACGATAAGCTAAGGATGAGTGATCAGGGATCGGTTACTGTAAACCCCTTGGTCACATTTAATGAGGTAGAGGTTCCGACCTACCATTACAACGAGACCGTCTTTTATGGTGGCTCTTTGAGGCCGATAAGCACTGCGGCTGATGTGCAGTTATTTGGCGGCGGAGACGGAGAAGAAGATGGGGGGTATCAACCAACGGTTTTGCCGTTCTTGAAGATGAACCCCGTAACCACCCAACAGGTGGCTATATTTGACGGCCTTGATATAACGGGCTACGAAACCATAATAGTCGAGGCAGAGTCATTCAAATACTTAATGCCTTTTGAGGACTTGGAAAACCCAGGCTTTCTTGACTCTAAGAGCGTAACATTTAAAAGAAATCAATCTACGATTGAGCTGACTGAAAAATCTATAAACTTCTACAGCGACGAGTCAGACTTCAACGGAACAGAATCGTTTAAAACAGAGGCGAACCACGACTTCGGAATCGTTTACTACGACGAAAGGGGTCGCCACGGGTTTGTAAACTATCTAACAACAGCCTTCGTAGATGGATACTCTAACCTTGAAAGAGGAGAAAACAAAGGAGCAGTGGAAATCAGCTTGAAGTTGGGGGGAGAGCCACCTTCTTGGGCTCATAGCTACAAGATAGTTTATGGCAAAAACAGCACGGTTGAGGACTTCGTTCAGTATATATCTGGAGGGGCCTTTGGCGCCGCTGACCCCGACGACTTTGAAGTCGGAGGTAATGAGAGCAGCAATATATACGTGTCTCTAAACTACTTGCAGGGACACCCAATTTCTTACGTCAATTCTTTTGGCGCTAGAACCCCAGAGGGTGGTCTGAACATGTACAAATTCCAAGAAGGGGACAAGCTTCGTGTTATATCACACTTCAACAGCGGGTCCATAAACTACGTGTCTCACGAATTTGAGGTTGTGGACTTGGTGGTTTTAGGCGAAGATGAAAACCCGCTGTCAACTACTCCCGTCCCAGATAACAAAAAGGGTGAGTTCTTGGTATTGAAGGACAACCCTGAAGCTGCAGGGTTTTCATTTGGCGATATAATTAATGGAACCCATTTTTGGAACAACAACTGTTTAATAGAGGTTCGAACGGCAAAAAAATCGCTCGATCCAGACGAGCAGATTTATTACGAGGTGAGCGATCACTACAGGGTCGCAAAAAACCCTCAGGGAATTTTGGTTCACGACGTAAATCCAGTTGTTGTAACCAAGGGTGATGTTTGGTTTAGGCCTGTTGCCGCGAACGTAAGAAACCTGGAGGGAGGAGTTTACGAGGATATTATACTTGATAACGACGGAGACGACATTGGCTCTGTGTCCAATTTCGTAAATGTATTTATGGAGACAGAATCTGCAAGCGACCTGTTTAAGTCGAACTCTTTTTCAAGGGGCAGACCCAATGTAATCTTTGAGGACGCTACAGAAACAAGAAGAGAGGCTACAATAACGTACTCAGACGCTAGCAACCCAGAGTCTCCAAAGATTAGATATTCTTCTTTCAATGCCTCTACAGCAAACTTCAAGGATCTTGTCGATAGGTACGGAGATATACAGTACATGGGTAATCACGACCCGTTTGTCGTCGTTATTCAAAAAGAAAAAATCAGCCTTATACCAGTAGACAAAAATATTCTGTCGGACGCCTCTGGCAATCAACAGCTTATTGCCTCTCTTAATGTGCTTGGAGAGGTTATAACTTACGGTGGTGTTTCTGGTTGCGATGATGACCCTTCGTCTGTTTATGATTCGGGGGAAGAGGTATACTTTTGCAACAAGTCTCTCTCTAAAGTGTACAGATTTACTAGGCAATCTGGCGTTGAAGAAATATCAGAGCTAGGAATGTCCTCTTTAATTAGGGCGTCTTTGAAGACTGCTGTAGAATCTGGGGATCAAGTTAGATTGATTGGAGGTTTTGATACACTCAAAGAAGAGTACTTGTTTTCGATTACAAACATTCCGATTATATCTACTTTCGGTGTTGATGAGGTTTTACAAGATTCGGCTACTGTTGCGCCTACAGAGCTTGAGCCAAACATAGTAATAAATCCTGCGGACGTTTTAGATTTTGGAGAGCTATCCCTTACGGATACTATTCAACCAAAAGAGGTCATAATATCTAACGATGGATTAGCTAACTTGATTATAACCGACTTTGACATAAACGATGGTGAGGCCATAAACTTTGAGTTGGTTTCCTTCAACTCTAATGTTAGCGCCGACAACCCAATGGAGATAGAGCCTGGTGGATCAGAAACAATACTGATTTCTATTATACCCCCAGAAAATGAGGGGCCAATAAACAGTTTCTTAGAGGTATACAGTAATAACCTAGAATCACCTCACGATTTAAATCTAACAGTTTCATTCAGAAGCATAGGAGACGATACTGATAATGGCGGTTCAGAAGATGATTCTGATAGCGGGGCTTTGCCGCCGTTGCTGGACGCATACAATAATTTTTATGGAGCCAACTTACAACAAGAAGAGATGAGTCAAGAATTAGCATTTCAATATTTACAAGACTTAGAGGGTACTCCAGGCGAGCCCACGTTATCCGATTTAGCAAACTTTTTGGGCAGCGCAGATAACAATCAGTTCGATGTTAATCGAGTTAGATTTGACACTGATGCAGATGGAATCGTTAGCGCTCTAGATCTTATACAGTTTCTTGCTATGTATGGAGAAGAGTATCAGCAAAACACAGGCATGTTTTCTGGTTTAGATCCAGCGTCAGGTAGCGCCCCACTACCTAAAGCTCTTCCCCCACCACCGAATAAGCCAAAGCCAAGCACGGTAAACTACTTTAAGGATGTTGATGGGGCGATAAACTACCTGTTTGTTCAGAACGAGCTTACAGTGGGAGAGTATCATTTGTTAAGAGCTCAAATCAATGACAACTTTAGCCTTAATTTAAATGAGCAGGGTGCAGTAGACACTATGGATATAGTTAAAATGCTGCAGGTATTCAATCAGACAACGGATCCTAACGAGCCCGCTTTTGTTAGCACTCCAACTGCGGACCAAGGCGGGATCCCCTCTGGTCCGTCTTCCCTGGAGGCTATACTCTGGCTGATAAACGACGGGACCATGACTGTGGGTCAGTACTTCTATCTTGCTAGCTACGTTAAATTAGCAGCAAAGGCTGATGCTGATGAAAATAATGCTGTCTCCACTCCAGACCTATTAATGATGTTGAGTGTGTGGGGATTCGGAACACAGCAATCTGGAACTTCATACGGACTTAATGATCTGGCTTTTAATCTGTAGCAGAAATGGCAAGCATACCTTTAACGTCAAACGGGTTTGAAGCTACGTTTGCTTTTTCAAAGAGGCAGAAAGCGTGGACTACTAGGTATTCGTTTGTTCCTACTTGCTACGCTTCCTCTGGCGATGAGATGCTGTCGTTTCACAAATCCTATGAAGACAACGACGTCAGAGCTTGGCTGCATGACAAGAACCCAGTCAGAAACAATTTTTACGACAGAAATAATAACTCTAGCATAGAGCTATCTTTTAATGACGATCCTTCTTCTGTAAAGATATTTAAGTCGGTTTCTTTAGAGACAAACAGGGATACTTGGTCTTACCTCTTTGGCACTAACGAGGAGTACGATGACTCAAACAAGCAACAGACCTTGCTAACCTCTAAGCTTCTTAATGACAAAGAAGGGTTCAAGTATTTAGAGGTTCCAAGATCTAAGCTGAACTCTAGCGCTAATGTGGTCCCCGTACCCAGCGCTACTTCTGGGGTTGATGCTTCTGACTTTCTTTCAGCATTTGAACAGATAGATACAAGTGGGGGTGCGCTAGTCAACAACATATTGGTAGAGATAAACCTAGACGCTTTAGAGGTGTCTTCTTTTCCTGCTGCTCCGTTTGGAAACTCAGTAATTCTTTTGGCTTCTTTTGATGATTCTGATTTGTCAGGTCAGTTGCAAACACTTTCTTCTTTTGCTTCTGTTACCTCTCCTTTCGCCGTATTGTCAAATGTATTATTAGGCTTTGATATAAACATTCTATCCATTGATAATGGAGTAATGAATTTAAGTTTGCCTATTGCAGCCGTTATCGCTGAGGATGCAGATTTTGCCCAGCTATATCTGTTGGCTTTTAATCAGTATCTTTCTACAGCCTCAAACCTTTTTGCTGTTTCTCCAGCTGAAATCAATGGTGATGAAATGAGAGGCCCATACTTAAATGTTAAATTAGAATCTGCTAGCTCAAAACCCTTAGAGCTTCACTCTATCAACGCAGAATACGCTTTTTCTAAGCTAGATAAGGGTTTAAATCAAAACGCTTAAATTTGTAGATCATGACAGGACTAGAGTTATTAGCTATACAGGCAGGGATACAGGGGATTGGAGCCCTTGCAGATAGAAGAAGGACAAGAAAGCAACAAGAAGCACAGCAACCTCTTTTAGACCAGGCTCAACAGGACGTTCAGTCTGCTTTTGGTTCGTTGGCTGATGTAAAGTACACCGTTTCCGAGTCAGAAAAGCAACTGGCTAAGACAGGTATGCGCCCTACAGATTTGTCACCTATAGCTGCACAGCAGGCTACTGCCTTAGATGCTTTGGCTACTGACCCTAGAGCTTTGATGGGCGCTGTTCCAGGGCTTACACAGGCTACTCAGCAGGCAACTACGGCTGCGCAGCAGGCTGATTTCTCTAGAGAGCTAGCAGCAGAGGGAAGATTAGCTGGGTTGGAACAGGCTGCTTTGACTGGTAACATAGATTCGCAGCGCAACTTAGAGCAACTCAAACTGCAAAGAGCCATGGGCTCAGAGGCTACGGCTGCCCAGAACTTAGCTATGCTAGAGGCTCAAAGAGCTGGTATAGGACCAAGCTTTATTCAAGGCCTTGCTCAGACTGGTACGGCTTTAGCTGCTTCTAATCTTGATGGTAAATCTATGTTTGCTAAAGAAGATGTGGAAATTAATAAAGATGGGGGAAGGATAGAGTACGGTCACGGAGGAGAGATGAAAGAAGATGTGATGATGGCGATCTTGCAAGACTCGAAGCAACCTCCAGTACAAAAGCTAGGGGGTGAGTTCGATCACGGCACCAACAAGAAGGCTATCGTAGACGAAGAGACTGGCGTGAAGGAGGCCGAGGCTACGGGGGGTGAGTTCATCATCAACCCAGATCAGTCTTCAGGCTTGCAAGAGGCGTATGCTATGATCAATAAAGAAGAGCCTACTTACGAGCAGCTGCTTGAATTATTCAAAGCCGCTAAGTTTTTAGAGGAACCACAATTTAATGAAGCGTAATGGCAAACGGTCCAGTTCCATCTTACGTAGCCCCTTTACAGCCTAGCAAAACATACAGCGAGGCAATAGCTCAGGGTACGCAAAACCTAGGCCCCTTATTAGCTGCGGCGGCTAGAAACAATCTGACTAGAGAAACCGCTAAGAGAAAGCAGAGAGATCAAAATCTGAATGAAATTCAAGGCTACAATACTGGTGGCTGGTCGAAAAAACACAGACAGATTTTTGCCGAGCAGAAAGACTTAGCTGTCAACGCTATCTTAGAGGGCAGCCCCATGGCTAATACCATATTGGATAATCTGTCGGTTCACTATGATTTCTTTAAGAACCACGCTGAAGACGTTGGTGCAGACAGAGAAAATTACGTTAAGGGCATAGAGCAGATAGGGTCACTAGACACAGAAGAGTCAAAGTTTACTGGTGATGCCCTACAGATTTTACAACACGATAGCGAGTATGACGCTGGTGGGATTGATACATACAATGTAAATCCTGACGGGAGCGTTAGCGCTGTATATTTGGGTGCTGGCGAAGAGGACCTCGGTGAGTCTGGAGACATCTTGGGAGCTCCAGGGATCAATAGACAGGGCTACTATAAGCGTGACTTTGGTCCCCAGGATAATGTAACGCCTGAAGAGTTTGCTGCTCTTTATAAACCTACCACTGATAATTTGGTAAGCGATAACAGAGATCCCGAAGAGATCATATCACTTACAAAAAAAGCGATGCTTAAAAAGTATGACGGTAGCAAGGTTTATTCTGCTAGCGCAAATAAATTCTACTCTGATCTTGATAAAGATGTTATTGATTTTAAAGAGAAGTATATTGACGAAGCCTTAAAGTACATACGCACGGAGCGCTTGGCATCTAGGGCTGGCGGCTCGGCTAAGCAGCTTTCTGTAGATGTAATCGAGAACAGAACTAGGGCTGAGATCACTCAGGATAAGTTGCAAGAGTACAAAGAATTTGCAGACAGAGTTGGACCAATTCAAAATGCTGTTGGTCATAACTATGTAATGACTGAGCTTGCAAGCGGTAAAGGTCTTGACCTACCGAACCCTGAGTACGACCCAGGGTACGAGGAGACTCCTTACGATGCCGCTAATACAATCAGGCTGAAGAAGAGCTCAACCATCAACGAAAAGATTAGAAGGGTACAGGTCTTCCCAGGGCTGGGCCTGCTTGTCATTAAAGGGGGGCTTCAGGGTGAATACAGAATAAACTACGAAAACCCTGACGAGGACGAGCAAAATATCCTTGAGCAGCTCAGGCAGGCTATGAACGATGCGTATGAGGGTGAGCTTACTCTTCAGACGCTGTTCGACCCAGATAGAGCCATAAGAAACGTAAGCTACTTCCAGGGTCAGGATGAACAACAACCCGATGCGGCAACTCAAGCACCAGTAAATAACGATCCACTGGGAATTCGATAATAGTATGGAGGATAAGTACACATTAGAGGAGTTCGCTCAGATGATCAAGGCTAAGCATCCTGAGTATGAGGACTTAGACAACCTTGACCTGGCTAACAGGATGCTGGAAAAGTATCCCACGTACCAGGATATGATCGTAAAAAAAAAAGACTCTTCGGAATCGCTTTCTCAAAACCCTTTTATGGCGTTTATGCCAGATTCCGAGGTGGCTTCTACAGATTTGGACTTCACACAAGTCACAAATCCTAACCCAGAAGCAGAGAAAAACTTTATCGGAGGATCGTTTGGTGAGTTTGTAAACTCCATCCCAGTAGTAGGGGACTTCATTGACGACACAGCCAGAGCCATCTACACTGGTCAGGGCGAGGGCGCCAAGATAGACGAGACCCTCAAGCTTATGTACGGAGGTACGGAGGTGGACAGGGAGACCGTACAGACTTACGTGGATACTGTAAAGGACTGGCAGCGCCAGCAAGAGAGCGTAGGCATGAGTGACGAGATGCGCTCGTTCAATAAGATCTACGAGGAGAGCGGTAGTGGACCATTCGGATTCTTCAAAGGACTGGCAAACAACCCTAGCGTAATCCCTGAGATATTCTTGCAGTCCATGTCTGGCATGGCAAACAAAGTTTCCGCAGCAGAGGGTGCCGCCATCATTGGTGGTGGAGCTGCTGCTGGCTCTGTAGCTCCAGGCGTAGGTACTGCCGCAGGTATTGCTGCCACTATGCCTACTGCCCTCGGTGTGATGGGTGGCACCCTGGAGACCTCTGCTTCTTTCTCTGAGTTCCTGAACGAGGAGCTAGGTGAGAGAGAGTTCAACGCAGACAACGTGCTTGCTGTGATGCAGGACCCAGAAGCCTACGCTAGAATGCGCAACAAGGCTTTGACTAGGGGTGCAACTATCGGTGTGTTTGATGCCCTCGGAGGCAGGCTGGTACGATCGGTAGGCGGGAAGGTACTTGCTAAGACGGGCAGCAAGCTGAAGACTACTGGCGTGGGCCTTGCTGGAGAGTCTGTCTCTGGCGCTGCTGGAGAGACGGCTGCAAGGGTGGCTGTTGGTCAGGAGCTCGACGTAGCTGAGATTGGATTTGAGGGCGTAGCTGGCCTGGCTACAGCACCAATTTCTGTAGGCACAGTGCTTCTGAACCCACCTAAGTACTCTGTAAACAAAGGCGCTGCCAACAGGAACGAGGTGCTCGACGTAGTGAATACCGCTACGAACGAACAGATTAAGGGTGGCTTACTCGACAAGATAGAAGTCAAGAACGACGCTGAGGTGACCGCTTTGATTGCATCAAAGAAGCGAAAAGCAGAGGTTGATGCACAGATCGACCCACGGGTGAAGGGCGAGGACAGAGCTAGGCTGGTGGAGTTGGAGACAGAGCGAGAGAAGTATGTGAACTCGAAGCTGAAGTCAGGAAAGAACAGACTCAGCGAGATTGACTCAGAGATTGACGAGATAACCAACCGCGCTGTAGAAGAATCTAAGGTGGAGCCAATTGAGCCCAAGCAGCCAGAACCTATCGAGGCTCAGCCACAGCCAGTTCAACCAGAGGTTGATCGCAAGAAGCTGTACACAAGAGAGGTGGTTTACGATATGGTTCGGGGTGCAATGGACTTTAACCTTAGTAGTGGGGGTGGAGTTAGAAAGCTGAGAGCTGCTTTGAATAAGCTTAACGATGCTGCTGATACGAACGTTGGTAAATCATACGAGCAAAGCGGATCAGTCGCCGTTAGGATGAGCGACGCCACAGACTTTATTGTAGGTGATATAATGATGAGTCTAATAAATGGGGACATATCTGTATCTGATATAGAAGCTTTCGCTGAAAAGTTTGACCAGCCACTCCCAGAAGCCCCTAAGCCCACTGAGCAACCAGTTCAACCACAGGCTGTAGAAACACAACCAAAGGTTCCTACGCAACCCTCTCCCCCAGAACAGCCTACGTGGAGACTCGACGAAGAAGCTTTGCTTCAAGAAGCGCAGCCTAAGTCGCAGATGTCTAAGCTTAAGAAGCTGTTTTACAGGAAGAGGAGGGACGTAACCCTGAATGGTGTGCCATACGATAAGTTCTCACTAAACAGGGCCGCGAAGAAGTTATGGAACAGAACCTTCAAGTCTAACGCTGGGCTCAACAACGAGGTGGCGGAAACATACAGACAGCTCAATAGAGACATCGCTGCTTACAACGACAAGATCAACGTAGAAGCAAACGCAATCAACGACCTCAGGAAGAAGGCAGGGAAGGGAGCTGATGACAACCTTAGGAACAGCAGGTATGACAGAATTAATGCATACCTCACTGGAGATAAAAAGGTGGACCTGAGCTTTCTCGACCAGAAGGACTTGGAGGTCTTGGACTACTCAAGGGCTAGAATTGACACGCTGTCTAAGCACATAGTAAACGTCCTGAATCAGAAGATGCAGGAGACCAAGATGACTGAAGCTCAGAAGGTAGCAACGCAAGAGCTTATCGACACCATTCAGTTCAACGAAGGTCAGTACATAAAGCGAACATACCAGGCGTTCACCGACCCTAAGTATCTGGAGGGATTTATGATGCCTTACGGAGACATGAACGAAGTAGCTAGAAAGAAGTTTGATGGTGCTGTAGATTACTTGCAGGCAGCTGAAGGCTTAAGTTTCGAAGATGCTCAAGCACAAGTTGTGAAGTACATAGATGGACTTGCTCGTGGTAACGGCTCGGAGATGGCTGTTGGAAGAGCGGGTGCAGCAGCGGCTAGGTTCTTGAAGCAGAAGAAGGATATCCCAGAAGCGTTTAGGGATTTGCTTGGTGAGGCTAAAGACCCGCTTTACAACTACGCCAATACCACGGAACAACTCTCTGGGTTCTTGGCTAGTATCGACTACCAGCAAAACTTATCGGACACGATCCTGGGAATGGGTATTGCCACCGATCAGCCTAAGCCTGGGTACACAAAGCTGTCGCCTAACTCTAGCGATTGGTCCTACCTGAAAGACCTGTACGTACCTGTTGAGTTCAAGGAGGCGATGGATTCTCTCGGTCCCTTACAGACGCTAAACGACAACTTCTATAAGACGTTTGTAAACCTTACGAGTCTGGGTAAGCTCAGCAAGACTGTGCTCTCGCCAACTACTACTTTCAGAAACCTTTATAGTGGTGTCCTTCTTGGGTTGAATTCAGGACACCTGTTTTCTATGAGTCCAGACAAGATCGGTAAGTCTGCGGCGATGGCATGGGGACCAGTAAGGGACAAGAAACAACTACAGGCAGAAAGAGAACAGCTTATCAAGTTGGGAATCATCGGTGATGCAGCCCGATCGGGTGAACTCATGGCTACGCTGAATGACTTCGGATCATACTTCGGTGACCCAGCCAAGCAGGGTGCGGGTAAGAAGGTTATTGATTTTGCTAAGCAGGCGTATGCTTTTGGTGATGACTTCTATAAGACTGTTGGTTTTTATCAGGAGAAGGCCAAGCTGATGGACAGCGGCATGAACGAAGTGGATGCCACGAACAAAGCGGCTGAGCGTATTCGCGGTGGTTACCCCACATACTCTTACATCCCGCCAAACATCAGGAAGCTCAGAAGAAATCCGTTCCTTGGATCATTCGTCTCTTTCCCATATGAGGTAGTAAGAACCACAAAGAATAATCTTCTTTATGCTGCGGAGGACTTCAAGTCTGGTAGAAATAAAATGGGAATGAGTAGACTCGCTGGGATGACCATGGCTACAACTGGTATTGCAGCAATCTCCACGGCTTCTAAGCAGATGCTAGGCCTAAGTGATGAGGACGATGAAAGAATCAGATCGCTCGTTCCTTTTTATCAGGAAGATTCTGAGCTGCTATACATGGGCAAAGACGAGAATAGCGCTACGTTCATTGACGGTACAGCCTTGTTCCCGTCGGAGGTTATTGTCAAGCCGATACGAATTTTGTTAGAGAACCCTCAAGACGAAACCATAGGCAAAAGAGCCGTAGATGCTCTAGAGGAAGCGCTAGGTCCTTACGTAGGATTTGATCTTACTAGTAAGTCTTTGATGGAGCTGTTTAAAAACGAAAACTCTTTTGGTAATCCCATATATAGCGAAGGGGAAAAGGTAAGTACGATACCGATTGTTAACGGTGTGTTCAATGATCCTACAGCTATGGTCAATTACCTCGCCAAGAAAGCTGGTCCAGGCGTTTACAACAATGTCCAGGAAATGGCAAGGGCATTAGAGATCAGCCCAGAAATATTCGGGGAAAAGGTAAGCTCATATCGAGAGTACAAACCAGAAGACGCGCTGCTTGGATTTCTCGGTTTCCGACAGTCAACAGTAAACTACTACCAGGCTGTTAAGAATAAGATTAGAGAGGATAAAGACATCATGAGCGAGGTGCAATCACAGCAGCTTAAGTCCATCTCTTCAAGCAGGATCATGTCTGAGGACGAAATACAGAAAGCCTTCTCTGCTTACAGGCAAGCCCAGGACAAGTTCAACAATACGGTCTTGGGGTACGCGGAAACAGGTAGAACGCTTGGCATGGCAGAAGATAAGATTGGTTCCTCTTTCTCCGATGGCGGTATGTCTAGAAGAGACGTGGCTCAGACCCTTGGGGGTGGTGCCATCCCTATGCGTATCGTTTCCAAGCAGAGATACGCAGATAAGATAGACGCTCTGAGGGCAAATAAAGCCATATACGGCGATCAAAGGGTCCAAGATATGATAGACATGTACACGGCCAACGTAGAGGCGTTTAACGCCCTTATACAGGCTCAAGAACAATAAGATGGCAGACAAAAAGATTAAAGACACTAAGCTGGGTGCTTGGCTCAAGAGCAAAGCCCCGAACGTGCTTGACACAGTAGGTGATTTGCTTCCCGATCAGGGAGCGCTTGGGATAGTAAAGAACTTGATTGACAAAGACCCTGACGTAAACACCGACGAAGGTGTCGCCATGGTTGATGCAGAGATTGAGTTCCAGAAGAACGTGACTGAGCGATGGAAAGCTGACATGGGTAGCGACGTGAAGCTAGCTAAGATTATTCGCCCTATCACTTTGATTGCTTTGATGAGCATGTTTATGATCACCATGGTATTTGACAGCTTAGACAACTGGCCGTTCAATGTTAAGGACAGCTACATAGACTTATTGCAGGTGCTTATGCTTACAGCATTTGGTGCGTACTTTGCAGGTAGAACTATTGAAAAGGCTAAGAAATGAGAGCAGTAAGAAAATATCAGCAAGGCGGTGAGGTTCGATCTCTTCTTGAAAGGCTTGCCTCTCAGTCAGCACCTAGAGGTCCAGAGGCTGTGGCTTCCCCAGCTATGGCGCCAAACTATCTTGGTAGCTCTAACTTCGATCAGGTGTCTAGAATCGTAGATGCGATAGAGAGTGGAGAAGACATCGTGTATGATCCCTCTTTGTCTCCAGCCATAGCAGAGGAAAGAAGAGTCCGAGATCGTGCAAGACGATTACCTCAGACGAGATTCGCAGACGTAGATGGCATGCAAGTTCCTATGGAGTCTGGTGCTGTTCGATCGGTATCACCCATGAAGTTTGTTAGTCCTGTCGGGGACGTAGAAGATATGTTCTCTGGATTGCAGATGGCTGGAAGGGGGGTGAAGGAGGGTGATTTAGGTAAGGTGGCTGGTGGAGCTGGCCTGTCTCTTGCTGCGGGAGCCATGGCGTTCTTGCCTGGTAACCTTAGCATGGTTAGGTCATACGCTCAAAGCGTAGACAACGCTCCTCTCGACAGAATATTTAAGGGTATTGGTGGAGAGTTAGAGTCTCCTGAAGATATTGCTCTCGTAGTTGAAAAATTTAGTAAAGAAGAGCGGTCATCCATAGCTAAAGATCTTCAAGAAATAATTGACTTGTCGTTTGATGAGTTCTCTGGTCTTGATTTAAGCAACACCGAAAGGATTGTACTTGAAGAGATAAAAGATGTAGCCACTCAAGGAGCCCCGTCATCCAGTTTGAAGCTTGCTCCCTCAATAGAAGAGACAAGAGGGCTGGGAGATATACCAGAAAGTATAGGTGACTTTCAGGCAGATTTTGAGCAATACGGTCCAAACGAGGTTATGGTTTCCTATACAGACAGGATGGGTAATTATGCGGAAATAAATTCTGCATCTGTGTCTGAAAAGCTCCCCAGCTTAGCTAAAGAATATGGAGACCGATATGCCCACAGCATGAACATGGACATGACTGAGCTTAAGAAGCGACCAAATGTTGGCTTTACCGAGCAAAGGGAGCAGGCCAAGGTCATGAACACCTTGATGTCGAACATACAGAAGGGTGATTTAATAGGGATACCAGAAACAGGTAGCCTTAGCTCGGACTCTTACCCCATGTTCCTTACTGAAATAAAAAAAGGAAATAAGTATCTTTCTGCGAGCGATGAAGCTAAAAAGACCATCAGGAATCGTGGTGCAAAGATCATAGATAAAGTTCCTAAAGAAGAAGCCATAAGCTTCAGGACTTTAAATGATATGGGAGCATTTAGAAATTACTTTGGAATACCTGAAAAAGAACTAAGAAGGATTATGACTGACGGGTTTCTGACGGGATCAGGAACATCCAGGGCTTACGGTATGTCTGTAGAAGAGGCAGATAAGTACCTCCTTGAAATAAAGAACAAGTACATTGACCCTAAATTAAAGGAGGTTGGATTACCAGCAGCTAAAGTAGAACCTATACCAAAACAGCCTTATGGGGCTCCAACCCCAAAGGGAAGTAGGCTTCTATTCCCTTACCCAATAGTAGAAAAACTTAGACTCGGAGGCAAGCTAAAGGTGAAGAAGAAGCGTAAGAAAGGAATGATAGCTAAGAAGACTTACTAATAGTCTTTGTTGTACTCCCATACTCGGTAAGAGCCTATGGTCTTTAGGTCCGATAGGTAAATCCTAGTGATGATATCCTGTCTGTCCTTGCGCTGGTACTTCTTCTTGTAGGCGTCTGATTTGTAAGAGACAACCACATCCTCTACGTGGTCTTCACAGTACTTCTGTAAATCTTTGGTGTCCACCACACAGAACCCACCCTCTTCGGGCATATCGAAAGCAACGATAGAGGAATAACCGTACATCCAGCCAGGATCTCCGTTTACGTTTTTAAACTCACACCATATCTCATCAGGTAAGTTGTTGCCTTTTACGTCTACGCCGTGATTGCTTCCTCCATCATGACTCAACCAGTAGTCTACATGCAAGTGAATATCCTGATCTTTTTGACTCTTAATTACTTTTAAGCCCAGCTTCTCTGCTGCTCTCTGGAATCGGGCCTCAGCTACCCTGCCCGTCGTAGAAGAATATACCCTCCTGTTTTGATTGTTCATTTGTATTTGATTCGAGGTGTTCGTATGAAGCATCTTTGATCAGCTCCAACTCTTGATTGATTGATATTCTTTGCGAAGCAATCATGTTTGCTATGTTGCCGCTGTCGCATCGCGGGTTACCCTCCTGATCGAAGAGGTCTTCGTACAGCCTATCTACAAGTTCATGCAGCCTGACTGTCGCTATTCTGTAGCTTTCGCCTAGTTGTTCTTTTGTTAGCTCTTTTCTTACCATACCCTAGTTCTTTAATTTTCTCTATTGCCTCTTCAATCTGCCGTTTGTTTTTGCAGATGAATAGTGCAGGGACTGGTTCTCCTGAGTCTATCAAGTGATGTAGGAACAACTTCCAACGCATCGGGAAATCGTGATGCGAAGGGGTGTACCCTTTGGTTTCAATTACCCATCCTTTGTCTGGTCCTACAAAGTCTGGAGTGTATTTTATTGGGAGGACGACCTTGTTGGTTCTGTCCGATAGATCCTTTCGTTTTGATGTCATCTTCAGATACGTTCCTGGGTATCTAAACTTATCCATCAGAACATATTCGTGTTTCTCGTAGTCAAAACTTAGCCCCGATTCAGCTAAAAGGTCAGCGCATGTTTTCTCCAACCCGCTCTTATACTTACCTAAGTTTTTTTTCTTAGCGCTCTTTCGTCTTGAAGTACCTTTTGCTTTTCGCTTCACACTGTGGAAGTTACAGCTTATTCTTTTAAAAACGAAGTGTTATCGCCCCACTGCATATAAACCTGCTCAGATTCCTGTAAATCAAGGGGTTGAAACAAATCAGCTTGAGTCTTGTACAGCCTAAAACCAGTCCTCGAAGTGTTCATTTCAAAGCGCACTGGATCCTCTAGCGGACTCGGTTCGCCACCAGTTTCCACGTCTCTCACCTTGCGGATATGAAACTCCGTGACCTTTCTCTGATTGGGATCAGGGTGTTGAACCTTACGGTGTATCGTAACAAAGCAGTCAGAGCGATTCACAAACTTCCCACCCCCCTCTGTGTCCTCTGCGTATGGGGCTATGGGTAAACCGTCAGGCCCCTTCCTTCTCTGAGCTTCGGTAACCGCATGCATATTCAGCCAGACTGCTACGTTGTTTGAGGTGGAGAACGTAAGGAACTCAGATGCCGCTTCGTAGTGGTAGTCGTGTACACCTATCGAGCTGTTTCTCATGTCTAATTTTAGGCTGTTGTAGGGATCAACAAACACGGCATCAATGCTCTGTTGCTTGAGTATCTTTTCTAAGAAGACTATGATGTCTGTGTAGCTGTATATCTGCTTGTTGCTGATGATAATGAAGTGCTTACCTATCCACTCGTAAGCTCTTTTCCTTTGTGCATGGTTCATGGATGACACGGATTTGTTCATTGCAAACTGTATCAACGACATCTTCAAGGAGGCTGTACGGTTCTCAGACGAGTACACCACCCACTTCCATCCGTGTCGCATGCTAGAATTTACCATCAGGTACAGCACCATGGTGGTCTTTCCCACGTTGCTGTGTCCGTTCACAATAACGAACTCCTTCTTGTACCTAAAGAACTTGTCAAGATCCACGTCTCCAGTGTCTAAGCCTACTGGTATCTTCCCATTTGCAAAGTCGTCAATCCATCTAAAGTCTTCATCGTCTGACGATATGAAGGACATATCACCATCGTTGATTAGGAGCTCTCTCTGTGCTTTCTTTTCGTCATTGATGGTGACCGTAATAGGATCTTCTTTTCCTTTATCTATGGCCTCCCTAAGCGTCCTTACGGTATGCTCTTCGTCATCAACGTCTCGCTTGAGTATCTCTCTGCTCAGCACACGAATTACCTCATCCTCCTCCATGCGTCCAGCAGATATAAATCCGCCGCACAGCCTTCCCGCCCGTAGCAAGGTGGCATGCTTATCTCCGTCAGAGCATTGACGAATCATCTTAGCCGCTAGATTTAACTTTAAGTAATCTGTGTAACTCTCTGATTGTGAGACAGCTACCTGCTCTTGCTTAGAATCTACTTGAAGCGCACCAAAGACATTACTACTCTCATTTAGTATGATGTCTGGGTCGTATGATTCGTAACAAGCTCGACTCTCATTAATTCCAGATACGTCAACCTCAAGGTCGTATTGCTTCTTGAAGTAAGCTACTAGCGCTCTGAAGTGATCCCTGTGTCTTTCTGGATTTGTAACCCTAGCCAAGGCCTTGATTCCGTCTCCCGAAGGGGACACCCAACAGGCATATACGTAGGGGTCCGTGCCTATTACTGGTTTCGACTTCTCTACTTCTATATGGTCGAAGTCTAAAACTATGAAGGAGCTGTGCTTTTGTATTTCGCTGTCCTTTCTGGCTCCAAACTCACCGCTAAAAAGAACTACAGGCAAAGCCTTTTTAAACTCCTTCTCCCCTGATCTAACCTTTTCAATTTTGTCCTTTGATGACCCGTCTTTGATTCTTTTCAAAGCTGCCATTACGGGAACCGTGTGTGCGTCACTTGCGCTTTTCTTGTAGAGATTTTTGTAGATAGTTACTTGCATCGGAGGTGGTTCCTACTTGTTTGATAGAATAAATGTTCTCTATTAAAACCGTTCTGTTCTTGGCCTTCTTGGTCAGTAGCTCATCTTGCAGCCTTCTCATGGTCTTCATGTCATGCTTCATGATGTCAGACGGGCTGTCGTATAAGCTAACAATCCAAATCTTTTTAGACACTGGCCTCTTGTTTTTGATAATCGTAGCTTCTGCTTCGATATAGTATATAGGCTTACCCATGTCTGAATATTAGGGGAAAGAAAGGGGGTGGAGCCCAAGCCCACACCCCCGTTCCACATGAAAAACAAACTCTCTTTTAGAAGGGCAGGTCAGACCCGTTTCCGTTCTTAGCCTGGGTGTTTCGGCGTTCTTGTGCTGCTTCGCTGTTCGGATCCCATACGCTGAGGCATGGCTTGCCCGACTTAGACATGAACAATCGGAATCGAATGTTACCACCCTGACCGTTCTCGTCACGCTTGGTAGCGTACTGGTCAATAGCGTCTTTCAACTCGTTGTCCTTGAGGCGAAAGCTCCACCCCATCAAATCACCGTTGTCATTGTAGCTAGGCTCGTCTGCCCAGCCTACGAGAACACTCTCGTACTTCTTGTTTTGATCACTCATCTTTTAAATTAATTAAAAATTTCTACTATTAACATTGTCACACAGAAAGCCGCCGACATGTAGTACAATACACCTGCAACGGCCTCCCACACTTTCTTAAACTTCATACTTTAAATAATCTTTTGTTGGGTCATAGTCTTCTCTCAAGAAGGTTCTGATCCTGTTTACTGCATCATTGAATTTCATTTCACCCACAAAGATCGTCTCGTCGCTACACTTGACGAGAGCTGGAAGATACGGATAAGTCTTCTCCTGAACAACCCAATAGAAGTCTTTTATTCCAAACACCTTTGTGTATATGTACGCTTGGATATCGTAGGAGAAGTCCCTGACTGCATAGCGAAACTTCTCTGCGCTACGTGCTGACTTGCTGTCGCTGATGAATCCGTCACCTAAGCAGTCCAGGAATCCCTTTACTTGAATGCCATTCAGTTCTTCTAAAAAGCCTACCTGGTATTCACCAGCTAGATAGGTATCAAGCAAACCACACGTCGCTAATCTGTCGATCATATCGTTAGCCATCTGCCAGTCCTCGTGTGACACCAAGGCCATCCCCTTAAGCTGTGCTTGCTGTTCAAGGTCCGCCCTTACAGACTTGTATTCGTTTGTAAGGTGTGGAGACTTAGAGGATTTAGTTTTAGAGCTACACTCGTTCAGTATTTTGTTCTTGTTGATTACGAAATACTTCTCCATTGCTTTTGTTCTCTCGAACAGCAGCATGTCGTACAGAGTGCCAAACTCTAGAGCATCAGACTTGTACTTAATCTCACCCTTCATGTATCTGTCGAACTGAGCCATATCTCCCAGTGCCTGTTTAACAGAGGAGTAAGAAAGGTGAGACTTATTGTACCTCTGTTTTAGTTGTTCGGGTATTGTCATCATTCGTAAATTAAATTTCCCTCTCTGTCTTTGTACTCGTAAGTCTCTATCTCTGCCCAGTGTGTGGGCTCGCTAGGTGTGAGCCAGAAGCTCTTACCCTTGGAGTTGATAAAGAACTCAGCTATATCTATGTCACCTAAGAAGTCCTTGTGCTTGATGAAAAACAAGCCGTCAAACTCTGGGTTTGATTCTTTCGTTTCCACCCAAATCTTCTTTACTTTGAGTCTTAGCGCGGATGCTCTAAACTGTGAGTACTTCTTGTGATCAGTTCTTACTAACTCGATTCTCATCGAACAAACTTCTTGAGTCCAGCTACCTGCTTCTCGGTTAGGCTGTCCTTGTACTTGGACATGATGGACTCAAACGCTTTCTTCTTGTCCGTTTGCGACTTGACGTAAGCGACAGCCTTATCCATGATGTTTTCTACTGGCTCATCGCTTGTTTCTTGTTTGGCGATTGCATCTGAAACCTCATTGGCAGAAGCAATAGACGTTTCGATTCCGATTCCAAGCATAGCCAGGGCTCGCCCAATAGCGGATGTCTCGCAGTTCTCTACGTAGCTAGTCTTGTTGATGTTGCTACTGCCTTGGACTTCGTGTGCATGTCCAGTCGAAATGATCCGATTGGATTCGTCAACGATAGCCGCCTTGCAGACACATTGTGCATCGTCCATCACAGTAAACTCCGTGATAAGGCTCCAGTTTTTGTACTGCTCTTCTTGTCGGAAGAACTTGATGCGTTCGTTGACCTCAACGTACTGCTTGCCACGAATGTTAGTGGTCTTGAATTTGTAATTGCTCATTGTTTAACCTTTCACTTAATTTTTCTGCTACATCTTGTAGCGATTCAATTTTATTGTTTACTCTCTGTATCGCCGTTTCAATTCGTTCTCTCCTTAGCCATGCATCACACATGGCTCTAGCTGTCTCGTATTTGTCTTTGTATCCTAGCCAGTGATCGAGGTTGCCTAGATGCTTTCTCTTGTGGTGAAGCACCGTAGCGTGGTTCATTTTGAATGACCTAGCCACTTCAACTATGGGCATCTCTTTACTCATAGCTACCATTAGGGCCGCTCTTGGCTGTACTATGTAGGCTAAGCGTCTTTTTGACCTGATGTCAACGTCTACCGCTTTAGAGTATTCGTCCATCACCTTGTCGATTCTTTCTTTCATGAATTAAATTTTATTCACCAAAACTACAAAGGGATTGTTGATAATCAAAGAAAAAGAAGGACTTTGTTTCTCAAAGCTCTTTTACACAAGGCTTGTTACGGGATCTCCCCGCACACCATACGTCCCTCTCATGTCAGCGTTCTGACATAGACTCTTCTTGTAGCTCGTGATGTATCAAGGCGTAGTGATACATGGATTCGGCGATGCCAATCGCTCCTTCAGCAAAGGTACGTTGCTTGTCCTCATCGGTGAATGGCTCACACATATAATCTTCTAAGACCTCTAGCCCTATGCTTACAAACTGATCAATGTGTCTGTGTATGGGCTTACTTAGCCATACCTCGATGTCATCGTATATGATGTCATCCATGGCATACATAGCCGCTAGTTTCTCAGCCTTGTTTTCTGTTCGGTGTTTGTCCCGAATCATTTTGATTGCCGCTTCGTTCGTCATTTGATTTTTACGTAGATGTTTCGTGGTGATTTGTCAAAGAACTTAAGCAGTGCTGGACACAGCCAGATCGGACCTTCGTTCTTCACGTTCTTCTCAGGGAAGTCAACCTTGTAGTACGTGCCGTCGTATCCGTCGTGTCCGTCCATCTTAAGCTGTACATCCCAGTTGGGGAGAGGAGTCTCAGCAAAGTAGAAAGCACACCTGTCGATGTACTCGTATTTGTCTCGTCCGCTCATGGCGTCGAGGAGAAGGTCAGCACCTTCCACGAAAGGTTCTTTGTCGAGTTCTCGTGACTCGTCGTCGAATACCCACGCTCCGTTGTGAACGTAGGAGTAGATGTAATTAATGTTGTTCATTGCTTCTTGTGTTTAAATCGTTTGTTCTTTTGAATCGTTGCACATGTAGTAAGTGTGGTGGGTATTCAACAAGGTGTTCGTAGGTGTGCTCTGTTATAAAGCCGCACCATTTCAACTTGGGCCTTACGAATCTGTATCGCTCTTCAACGGTCATATCCTCAAGGGCGTTTTTGCGGTACAGGTTGGCGACTTTCTTGAGAATCTGAACCCTTTTTTCCAACGCACTTTTTAGATACGCCAACGCCATCCCGTAGCAATCATCTTCGGTCCAGTCGGCAGGGTAGTGCAGCCAGTATCCATCCTCATCGCACACGTTGCTTGCATGGTCGCGCCACTTCTTGACATGCTCGAAGACGTCTTCGTACTTGCCGTGGTGGACGTTGTTTTGCACCTTTTCCAAGTCCTGCATCCGCCACCATTCCCAATCTGTTTCTCTCCCTTGGTCGGTGTCCCAATAATAGTTGACGCTCATTCTGGGAGGCTGTCAAAGTTTTTGCTTTCTAGATTCCTGTGTTCTGAGCGAAACTCATCATTGGTCATGAGCGCGGCTCTTTTCAGCTCGTAATTCAACAGGTTTGCACATTGTCCAACTACTTTGGATACGGCTGAGGCTTGGTTCACGTTTATCTCCTCTCTATCCAATTGGTCGAGAGTCTTGCAAAGCACATGAAAAAGGCTTTTTGTGTTTACTGGTTGCATATGTGTATGTGTTAATTAAAATTATTCTTCGCATTCGTGGTTCTCCGTCACTACAAACAGGCTACGGTCTTGAGTCACCATCAAGCTGTACTCCTCGTTGCTCATGATATTGTCGTGCATGTCTACCCATTCAGGATTACGCCGTGGGTTGAACCTGACGTAGAAGTCATTTACATTGGGCTTGATTTTGTCATTTCTCGTAATTTGAAATTCCTCACATTCAACCCAAGCACACACAGTTTTGCATGCCCCTTCGTGAATCTTCTTTGACGTGCCTGTCTGAACCTTAAGCTTGGTGTTGAACATAGCTATCTGGTGTTCAGCTGGGTCTACGTATTGAACATAGCCTGGCGCTTTTACCTGCCATTTCATAAAGTCGTCTCCTCGTCCGAGGTGGAATCTGATCTTGTACATGAGATTTTTGATTGATAATTAATTTTTACTTGGTGGTATACGTGTTGCATCCACTCATTGAAGTCCTTTGCGGGGTTCTCGTTCGCGCTACTCTTCACACAGATGGTCGAGGTAGTCAATCCATTCGAGGCCGTAGATTTCTTGGAGTTGTTCATGTGTCATGATTCTTGTTTTGCAGCTGATTGAAAATCAATCCATTGAAACAGCAGGTCGCTTGCTTGCTTCAAATCCTTTCGCAGTTCAGGTGAGTCATTCTCCATGACTACGGGACACCATGAATCGAACTTGAGCTTCCGTGCTTGTTGGTCTATCTGCTCGATCGTTCGAGAGGCTATGTAGTCGCGTACTTCTTGCGGGAGTTGATACCCTATGTGTTGTTCAAACTTCGTCATTGTTCAGTTGTTTTTCGTTGTGGTTTATGGCGGTAAGCCGTAGTTCGTGCATCTCTTTGTAATCAAAAGCGTCCATTGGGTTGGATGTAGTGTTGTCGAATCGATTCCATGAGATAGCGTCAAACGTAAAGTCATAGAGGTCTTCGTGGAGGGAGGTATCATGCACCTCAATCACTACGGATGCATCATCGGGGTATCCCGCCATCAGGTCAATTAGTTCTTTCTTTGTCATAGGTCAATGATTACACCCTTCTTTTCTAGGGCTTCGATTATGTGTGCAGGGAGTTCAAAGCATCCGTCGTACCCTGTAAGGGTCACGCTTCCGTCTGATTCGAAATCCACTTCGAGTTCACCCTCAGAATAGAAGCGTTCGCCACCTGTCTCTAAGTCGTAGGTTTCGTACCACCCGCCATGCTCTGGGTCAATGCCGATGGTCGTATCAATCTCCATGCCTGATATCGTGGATTTAAAGTCGTGTTTGAATTTCATAGTCGTGGTATAAAGTGTTCGTCATTAGCCAAGATTCCTGCAATGTCATGCACGAGATCAATGGGGCGTATGTTCGTGTCAGTGTCGTTGGCTGTGTTAGCCACACGGTCTGCCCACTGACGTAGCAGTTTAAATTGTTCGTATGTCATGTCATGTAAAGGATTTCAGATGAATTGTATCCAAGGCTTTCAAGGTATTCGTCCATGTCTTCGATTTCATCGAGGTCAGGTACGTCTATGATGTCTATCTCTCGTGTGCTGTAGTGTAGGACGGCGACCTCGTTACCCTCAAGTACGATAGATTGGCATTTGACTGGTGTGCCCTTCGTGATTATTGATGATGGTGTGAGTACTTCCATGTGTTAGAGTTTTGAGTTAATGCGTTCGGCTTTGTTTATCCCTTCTATCCACGCTTTCGCGCTCAGTGGTTCAGGTATAACTTAGCTGACCTACCTGATTTCGTGGTCAGTACCATTGTAGCGATAGCGGGAGTCGAACCCACTCTGAACCGTGTCCGCCCCTCTGCCGAGGTTATCGAAGGCTGTCTTTGAACGTTT